GATTTTTTATGTTCATCTTTTTCTAATACAGTTGAACTATAAATTTTGGTAAACCTTTTAGTCATTTACTTCTGTTTCTTCATCTTTTAAATTAGAAACAAAACCCTTCGCCACCTCTTTTCTTTTAATTTCGAGAGCATCGCCAACTTTTGTCGAAATTGCATTTTTAAATACATTTTCTGCTTCCAAATTATTTCCTGACGCAAGAGCATCTACAAATTCTCTACTCATTATTTCTTTCCTTTCTTCTTAATATAAAAATCTTTTTCATCTTCTACTGGTTCTTCTTCTTCACCTTCTGGCGGAAGCCCCAATGCAAGTTTTGCTCTATCTCCAGCATCCATTTCTGGATCAACTGCCATACCAGATGGATCAGTTGGATATCTCATAACTCCATCACCGCCATCACTTGGAACACCACCATCCATTGGATCAAGATCAGCTTCTTTTCTGATTTGATTTCTCATTTCGTCAATATCTGCATCATTCATACGAAGAACATTTTTTAAAACCCATTCTTTACTAAAAAATGTTCCAATATAATTTTCAACAGTTTGTAACGAATTTAATCTCCCTTCCAGAAGTTCTGCATCTTTTAATTCTGCAAAGTGACCATCTTGTAAAAAGTCATATTGAACGTGTTCTTGTATCGATGGCCAATCCTCTGCTGCAATAATACCCTTTAACAAAAGTTGTGTTTTAAGAATATCTGTAAACATGGGAACAAATTTCTTACGAACCCGTTGAACAAACTTTGTAAACTTTAATTCATCTCTTGTTATTTCTGTTGTTCTACCAAGACTAAATCCGGCATCAGATTCCATACGAGAAATTGGCACATTAAGAGAACGATATAATTTCTTTTGAAAATATTGAATGTCATCAATTTCACCAAGATTAGAACCGCCGGGCAAAGTTGTAATCTCTGTTCCCCTACCACCTTCACGGCGCGGCAACCAGAAATCTTCTAACATACTCATATGATTTCTATCATCACGAATTTCACCAGTAGTTGCATCATATACCAGTTTATTACGATAGCGATTCATTACATCTTTAAGATATTGTTCCGCTTTAACTTTAGGTAAATTACCAACATCAATATAGAAAATTCTGCGTTCTGGTGCGCGAGAGATGCGATAGATAACAAGTGCATCTTCAATCATACGCAATTGATTTACAGGTTTAATAGCTTTATGAAGATAGGAAATAACTCTGCCACTATTCCCGTCAATCAAACCAGAAGGAGTGTAAGTAATAGAATCTACTGCAATTTTTACACCTTGAGTCGCTCCAACCATTCCAGCAGAACCTAATCCTTTTTCATTGTATATAAAATATTCATTGATCTTTTCAACCATTTCAACACCAGTTTTAGGATCAACATTTTTTTTAAGTTCTCTAACTTTTTTGATTTTGCTTGAATCAATATATCTTAATTCAGTAATTCCCCTTCTTGGATTTTTTGTATCAATAATTTTATGATAGAAAATTCTTCCATCTATATACCAACGTCTAAAAATATCATGGCCTTTTTGTTCAAAATTTAGAAGACGTAAAATTTCTCCAAATTCTAATCTAATTTTTCTTTTAATTTTTTCTGGAAACGGCAAACGATCTAAAGTAATTTGTACTGCTTGATCATTCTGATTTGAAACAATACCTTCGTTTATAATATCTTCAATAGCTGTATCGCATTCTGATTGTTGAGCTATATCACGATATCGTCGAATTAAATCTAAATCAGTTCGTTCTCTACCATCTGTATCGAGGATTTGGCCAAAGAAACCGCCCCCCGCAACATCAATAGTTCCGTCATCAGGAGTTGGGGTGGAAAATGTTGTTTCTCCCCCCTTATCCTTACTTGATCGTTGTATAGTAAATCCAAAGAGTTCAGCCATAATATCTCCTACTAGTTATGACTATTTAGTAGGTTTAAATTATTAAATTAAGGAACCCTTGAAGTTTCAAATGCCCACAGATTCAAAATGTTGATATCTCCAAGTTACTTCAAACTCTTCAATTGCATCTATTGTATCATAACTTAATGCAATTGAACCAACAGTTGTTGGCCAAGCGTTTCTAAAAGTATAACTCTTTAAAATTTTATCATCTCTATCCAATTGGTCTACATATAAATTAGTCGTATACGCAGCAGGGTTTGTTACACCAGTGCCCAGTCTAAGGTCATTTATACCATTAGACCATCTCTCCATGGCATTACGAATCATAAAATCTGTATCATTGTGAAAAGTTGTTGACCAAGTTTCAGTAAATTGACGATCACCAGCGATAAAAATTTGTCTGCCGCGGAAAGAAACTGGAATTTCTCCTAAAGTCATAGCAGGGAGAGATGAAGTTTTTACTAGGAAAGATGTGCGACTGACATCCAATCCAATATTAATTCCTGTAGGCTGAGTAATTGTTACTTTAAATTGATTGGCTCGAGCGCCGCCGCCAAGTAGATTTGCTTTAAAAGCATCTATGTTAGCCATGATTAACCTCCTACCTCGCTAAACGATACACCAGTTCGTACCGCAATAAAGTTTAGTGTAATAAAGTTAATAGACCTTGCCGGTTTAATGTAAATATCTCCAATAAACTCGTTTCGATCAATAACCTCACCTGTATTATTTGTGTCATCACACACAACCTTAAAGTCAAAAATGCCCCTTCTTCCTTGTACATCTCGCAAGAAAGGTTCTACCATACTTCTAAATTGTGCCCGTGTAAACTCATCATTAAATTCAAAGAGTTGATACTTAGCAGCAGTTGCAATTGCCTTTTCAAGAACCAAGAACAACCTACGCACATTAATTCGATCAAACGCACTTGGTTTTGCAAGCGCAGTTTTATCACCAAAGAGTGTTACGCCTTGGCCAGGGAAATTAACAACAGGATTAACCCTTGCTTGATAAAGTATATCTCTATCCGACTTTTTAGGATTCATGGATAGTTTAATCGCACCACGAACAATACCTCTAGTATAGCCGGCCGGCGAGAACCAAGGATCAGCAACTCCATCTGTGTATGCACAAAGACCAGCAGTATCGCCGCATAAAGGTACATAACGATATACATCCCAATACTTATCATACATGTATTTGTATCCACTATCGTAAACCATGTAAGACGAAGAAGGGTTAAGATCAAATGCAGTTTTTACATTATTAACTGCCCGAGCAGAAGTTGCCGCAGAACTTGCAACACCAACCGTTGCAGAACGATATGGAGAAACAAATCCCACACAATCTTTTCTCTCATCAACAAGAGCTGTAATCATTGTTACATGAGTATCTTGAGTAGCAGCTGTATCACCAGCTCCACCACCCTTACCACCAATTACAAGATTGATATCATGTAATTCTGTATCTGCAAACTTATCGTAGGCAAGTTCCAGTTCACCAGCAGTTACGGCATGATCGTCAGTTCCACCTGTAAGAGAATCAATTGTTATTGGTATAACTGAAGTATAAGCAGTAGTTGTATCTGTACCCCAGTTTGCACCACCAGATATATGATCCGTCCAGTAAATCCAATTTGATTGTCTGAAAATCACATCTGGATAGTAATTGCTACTACCTTGAGCAGTCCTGGCCACTGAACTTTTTGACACACTTTCAAAGATTTCTAGAACACTAGAACCTCTCTGTCCAGCAACATCAGCATCGTATCCAGTGAGAGCACCTGTTGTGTCATAAACAACAATGTGCATTTCATCATTAGAACCATTTTTATCCGTTACAAACTGAGAAGTTCCAGGCGCACTTGTAAACAAATCGTGATATTTCCATTTCCGCCTTATATACGAATTATCTGGAACAGCATTTTGCAAACCAACGCTATTTGGATCATCTTTTAGACGAATTGTTAATGCATCAGTTGATGTATTAATAGCTGTTACTTCATACTCATTAAATTCATCAACTGGCACTGTAGCCGAAGTATCTGAAAAGAAAGAAATCATATCACCTATATTAAATGCATTGCCCGCCTCATCTGCGTTATCAACCACGATTGTAGTATCACCAGCAGCAGCAGAGGCGTCATTTACACGTTGATTTGACGTATCGAGCACTTGGTTGTATCCTGTTGCAGTAGAACAAATCTGAACACCGATTGAATTACCCCAAGTACCAGCAGTACGGGCAGTCCACTCACCGTGAGCACCTTGTCCTGTACTGAAAGATGCTTCATAATGCTCATCGTCACGAATGAGAATACCACTATTCGCACCAGCATTTACAACTGCTGATTCGCAACGAACTACTTTAAGATGATTTGAATACTGCAAGAAATTTGACGCTGCAAACCAATTTTCAAACTGATTGCTTGTGCTCAAAGGTTTGCCAAAAATTGCAAGCAATTCCTCTTCTGAACCGATTGATACTATAGAATTAACTGGTCCCTTTTCCCAGGCACTAGCAATCGCACCAATAGTAGTTTGTACGGCCGGAACAACATTTGTTAGATCAATCTCTCTGACATGTACGCCAGGTGAAACTAAAAATCCCATGTTCTTTACTCCTTAATTTAAGAGTGTTATTGTAATTGTAATAATATTTATAAAAAACAAATTTCCAAAAACTATTTTTATAAGTGTTATAACATATAAATAATTCTATGCCAAATGCACATTATGAGAAGTATAAAGATACCATAAAGAAGGTAGCTCGTAGAAATTATCGAAAAAGAATTATATTGTTAAATAAATTCTTAGCAGATAAATCTTGTAAACACTGTGGAGAAAGTGAAATCGTATGTCTTAAATTCTATCCACATAATGCAGAAATACGAAAACTAACAAAAAGAGTTGGCATTAGTGATAAAAGTAGAAAAGAAATATTCCATCTATTAGATATCTCTATAATATTATGTTCAAATTGTTGGATCAAACATGATAATGATTTAATTGAATTTATTTAGTTTTTTACCAATTTGAACCATAATCTCGTACCACTGGATTCCATCTTGTACCATATTCATCTATAACTTCTCCAATATTTTCATCTTCTAATCCAGTAACAATAAATCCAAATGGAGCCATGTCTTGTTCTAATGCATCCTGTTGTTCTTTCATCATAGTGCTTCTAATATCCATATTAGTTAATTCTTTAAAATAAGTCTGGTCAGTAGTCCATGCAAACATGAATAGACAAGCTACCAAGTCATCAGTGCAACCCTCATCTGCTTGAAATGAACTTCCTTTAATAATAAAGGTAGATAATTCACTAATCATATCTAAATCCTCTATGATAAGTTTATCATCCTCAATTATTTGTTTAAGATTGGAACAACCTATTCTCTTTACAGCCTTTGTTGTTCTTATTCCTAATTGCGCTCGGCCGCCAGAAAATCCTCCACCAAGAATTTGTCCCGCTCTTCCTCGCATAGAAGACATAATAAGATTATCATATTCCAAATCAAACTGCATCGTGCTGGCAACCTGTTCACCTATATCATTTATTTCGATCAATACAAACGCTTTATTGTATGCTTTGGCAACGTCATGGATTTTACTAGGAAAAATCAATGGTTTAATTTCATTATCTCTAAACTTTGCAACAATTCTATATGGCATTTCTGATACATCAAATACTATAAAAGCAGAATAATCATTTTTCGTTCCGCGAGAAACATCAGCAGTTAACATATAAGTTCGGCCTTCCTGTGGATTTTCATATAAATCAAGGCCCGCATTAGATTGTCTTGGATTTTTATAAGCCATTGTTCTCAACTTATGTGGAGAAATCAGTGTATCAATAGAACCAAGAAACTCACATTCAAACTCTGTGTTAAATTGCGATTGAGAAGTATTTTTAATAGTTTCTGTTTTCCATTCTTCATCACGGCCAGGAATTTCACTCCAATGAACCTCAATTGGAATATAAGAGTTTAGTTTATTTTCTGCATCAGACCACAGTTTATAGAACATATTCATACCATGCGGTGTGGAAACGATCACCACTTTTGTTGTTTTACCAGAAGATATGGTGGGATATACTGAACTGAAAAATTGTTCTGCAACATTAACAGGAACATAAGCAAATTCATCAAGAAAAATAATGTTATAAGAACCGCCACGAACTGCACTAGCAGAAGTGGAACTTGCAAGAATCTTTGAACCATTTTCTAATTCTAAACTACCCTTATTCCATGTCATAACGCCCTGTTGTAGCCATTTTGGTAGATTTTCGTATGCAAGTTGTAACCTACCCAACAAATCTCTCGCAGTTGCAGCCTTGTTTGCAAGTATGGCTACACTTACCATTGGATTAAAGAGTGTATAATGTAACAGATACGCGATGATAGTAGTGGATTTGCCTGACTGTCTAGGCAACTTACAGATGGTGAAACGATTATTATGAAATGTTCCTACCATTTCCTTTTGAAAATCATAAAGTTTAAACGGAATTAAACCTTCATCCAAAGAAACAATTTTAATATATGTTTGAATAAAGTATAGGGGGTCTTTCATACATTTTGTGTATTCTTCAACCTCTTCCTTTGTCCACTCTTGGGCTACGTTTGCCTTCTTGAGATTAGGATTTCCTAAATAATTTTCCATTTTTAACCCTGTATTATTTGTTTTTTAGCATACTCTGAAGTTCTTTAGTAGAACCAACGAACAATGCGTTTGTTACGCTCTTAGGTGCATTACTTGGCACCTCTTTTAACCTACGCATTTTCTCTTGCAAATCACCCAACTTCTCTGTAACTTCTGCTACTTGTTTAATGAGATTTCCAGCAACTTCATATGTTCTTGGGTGTTCTGATTCTTTAGCAAGTTCAAGAATTCCATCAATAGCTTTTGAACCTTTGTCAACTAAGTTATAAAACTGTTCTCGTTGATATTCATAATCTTTTTCTATATCATCCTCACCCTTAGCATTATAGGGTACAACCTTAGAGTTGTCAAGCACGACTTTAGGAACAATCTTTTCTATAACACCTAATTCTTTATCAATGCGTAATGAAGTATCTTTGTTCATCATTTATTATCATCTTCACCTGTTTCTGAATTATAATTTAATGCATCTTGAAAGAATGATGTAGTTTCATTAAATCCAAAATCATCATCAGCATCAGCCGTTGCCGGTTTAGGTGTAACCTTATATCTTTGTTCACGTTTTGGAGATTCATCAGGCAAGTTTGTATATTGGTCAACCTGTGCTGTTTTAATAACCTTACTGGAAGTAACGGGCCCATACAAATAAAATTTAGTAGTAAAAGATACTGTATATATCAAAGCTCTACGAGTAGTAAATTCTCCATCATAACTATCCTCATAACCAATACTATTTAATATTACAGGAACATCTTTTTTAATTCCCATATCTGACATATCATTAATAGTTAATGTATAGTCAGGTTGAAAGTAGGGAAGAATCTGTTCTATAATTTGTAATGCATCATCAGATTGTTTTGCCATAATATATAATTCAAATTCAAGATTATATGGAACTGGCATATACTGAGTATCTAATTGTTTTGTATTTGAACCTTTAACTTTTTTAAATTTTTGAACACGATTAAGTTTTCTAGCAGGATCATAGGAAAGATTTTTAATTTCAAATCCAATTCTAGGCAGAGTAATAGCAACTTGTTTTGATAAATCTGCATCATCACGCAAACGTACTAAAAACTTTTCTCTAGGACCATACGCAAGAGGAACTTTCATAGTCTGTGTTATGGCACCAGAATTATCTTTACGAACAAGATTAATTGAATTAAACATTGTTCCAAAGGAAATAACTACCTTTCGTATGGTTTCATGATAAAATTGTTGTCCTAACACTATGATCTACTCCCTACATCTCCAAATGGATTTGACTCAGAGAAATCTAAAATTGTTCTACTTTTAATTTCAAAGAGTTCATTTTGTACAGTCTTATCAGTACTGAAGTCACCTATTATATAGTATTCCTGCAACAGATACGCAGCATCGCCGCTGTCAGCAGGCTGTTCAAGAATAATACTTTCACCAACTGAAGTGCTATCACTTTCACCAACTATATTATCACCATCTGTTTCTTCAAGTAGTAATCCAGAAGCAACATCGTCATCAGTACCATATTCTAATCTTATATCCTCATTTACAGCAGAAGATTGTTCCATAGTAAACTGATAGAGTAATGCATCTACACTATGTTCAGTTTCAATCGCATCAATGCCCGCAATACCAGTGTCAATAATTTCAGAACTGTAATCATACAGACGACATCTTAATTTATATACTGGATTATTATCCAACTGATAAAATGGTTCATCGTGATCTACAAAGTTAATCTGAAATAATTTATCAAGAATTGGATGATAAATTGCATCACCTTCTTGAGGCCGGTCAGAATCCGTTGCAGCAATATCTTGTATAATATAAAAATTGTTATCACCAGTAACCGTTGTTAGTGTAGAGGAATCGGAAGATTGATCTATCGTTCCAGCTTCCAATAATATTGAACCGCCAGAACTTGTATCCGTTCCATCTTCAATTTGCATTTGTCGATCTAATTCTTGAAAACGAGACTTATTTACAACAAAGGTTGCTTCACTTAAATTTTGCAAACCAAATTGATTCATCATTTCTCTTTCACCAGCAAATCCACCATCTGCATCTTCCATATACATTTCTATGGGATGCTGCGTTCTAAACTTAGAAAGAGAATCTTCTCCCCACACTGTATCTTCTGCAACCAAAGTACGATCCATATAATAAACATCGTGACCATATATTTGAATTGCTTCTTTTACAAGATCGCTATATAAAGTTCTCTCAGTCGCTATAGATGTAAAATTATTCGTATGAAATGCTGTATTAACTGCCATGAGTTATCCTATCATATAATTTATCGGCAGCTCAAAAGCTAATTGAATTTCTTCCTCAAGTTTGTTTTGCTCTTCTATTGCTTGAGTGTATAATGTTTCACCATTCATGGTTACTCCACCAAGCATTGTAACTCCACCAAACTTGCTAAGATTTGCGCCCCACTGTTTTTTAATAAGTGTTGTTGCATATCTTTTTAAATATATATCGTCGTAAATATCTGTGTATGAAGTGGGGTCAAGTTTTCTATAACACTCAATAACAAGATAATCAACATCAGCTGTTATATCGTTCTCCCAATCCATATCAATATAAAGACGATTTTGATGTTGATTAAATCGTATAGGAGTTTCACCAACTAATATATGTTCTAACAAATCAATATTGTTCATTGTCATCTCATACTGAATAACAGATGTTGAAGAAAAATCAAATAGATCATTTAATCGTAACTGATAACGAATATCAAACATATTGCTTCCACCGCCAGTGTCGGTAAATGGAAACACTTGCACAACAGACACAACAGCATTTGGAACAGGAATAAAATTATTTCCTTCTTTCCAAGTTGCAGTTATATCGGTATCTAACGTATCAGTTGCTGTGGTTGATGCATCGGACCTTGCTCTGGACACTTCGGCGGTTGTAACCAAATGTTTAAGATACATTCTTTCAATACCGTCATAATGATATTGAGCAAAGTATTGAAGTGCTTCGTCTAAACGATCATCTGCCTGATCGTCGGAAACATTAATATCAATAACTCCATAACCAAGAGCTCTGAGACAGTAACTTTTTAATGTAGTTTTTGTTGAAGGTGTGGCCATGCTCTATTCCTTTTCTACATATTTATATGGAAACCTATCTCAATGCGATACTTACTCCTCTATTGATTTCCCACTAATTCTTTGAGAAGATGTTTAATTTCATGCATTTCTGATTTAATGTTATTAATTTCTCTTGTTGTGTCTCTTATTTCATCTCTTTGTCTTTGTGCCGCCGCAGCTCGTTTTTTTGCTTGTTCATATGCACTAACATTATGATTAATGATAGCATGAGAATGTGTATCTCTTGATAAATCCGAATACCCCTCCACCTGTCTATATCTTTCATTCATTTTATGTTCCTAGTGCTATAGCTCTAAATTCCTTTAGTCTGGGAGGTTCTGCACAGTTTGTTCCCTGCATAATAATCTTAATTTGAAAAGATATAAATTCTTCAAGCGGTGTTCCTATTCCATCATCGGTAAGTCCAGCTGTATATCTATATTCTTGAAAATCATTCAATTCAGCTGATGCTCCAACAGTAACATCAGGAGAACCATCGCTATTAAAATAAGTATATCCCAAATCATCAAAATCATCTGATGCATCTGCTCTTAAAATTTTATACAGAACTTTTATATCAGATGTGGAAGGTCGATGAGCGGCAAATACAATTTTCAATCCTGATGCTAATGTATCAAGAGTAACTTGTTTTGTTATATATATAGCCGCGTTGTTATCCCCTTCTGGTGATGTTGATGGAACAAAATTTGATGTAGGATATATATCAGAAGATGAATCAACATTATTAAGTCTGTTTGCCACTGTGATCATAGACATTCTTTGAGTATCAATAACAGGAGAGAGTCTTCCATTACCTGTTTGCATTGTAATTTGTAATTCAAATGATCTTTGAGAAGCTAATTCATTTGTTTCATTGATAGCAGAAGTTATCATATAAGGAACATCAAACTTATAATTATCGTTTAATGGTAATGAAATTGTAGGCACTGCTGTATCATCACGGGTATTAAGCCATGATGTTTGACTTCCAGACGGACTTGTTCCTCTAACTACCAACGCTCTTGCAGTTAAATAAGTATTTGGTAATTCCATCACTCCGATAATAGTTGAGAAAGTATCCATAAGAGCATTTTCAGTTGCGGTTACAGAACCTCCACCAACTTGAGCAGTATCACCGCTTCCTACAACAGGAGTTGTAGAACAAGTGACGGTATAACCATGAATCATTGGATTAGCAATTGCAGTATGAGTTTTATTAATCTCTGTAAAAGGAACTTTATATACCTGATAAAGTTCTACAGTTGAATCATCAGTATGAGCCACAGCTGTTGTACTATCCACAGCTCTTGTAAGGCCGGATACAGCATTAGTACTAATCGTAGTATATGTCATTATTTCATCATCAATTTTAATATACCAAGTTCCTGCTGCTAACTGAGCATATTTACCCGTAGTATCATCAAAGTCAATTCCACTTGTTAAAGTTAATGAAGTTGCTGCAGCGGTTATCGCACCATCTAGAGTAGTTGTTGCACCAGATACAGCTCCAGCAATGGTTACATTATTATTTGTAGCATACATATGATGATCACTATGAACAATTGCTATTGTAGTACTTGCATCAGTCATAAAAATTGGACCAGTTTGTAATTCTGCATCGGGAACGTCACTGTTTGTTAAAGTACAAACACCAGTATGAGCAGTAAACTCTGCGGCTTTCATAGTAAATTTTAAATCTTCCAACGGACTTATTGCCCAACCTGTATTATTATTAGATTTAAACAAAGTGCCAATATGAGGTTGTTCTGATATAGTTCGCGTTCCATCTATATCAGTTTCACTCATTCTCGCAATCCAAATTTTATATTCTGGAGTTCTTGCATTTATACTAAGAGCATATTCAGTTTCAGTTTCAATATATACTGGTGAAGAAAATGTAAATGTCGTTGCTGTAGCTGCAGTAGAAGAAACATTTATATCACCTGTTTGTTTAATGACTCGACCAAAAGGCACAAGTTTCGGGCCAGGATATCCATTCACAGTATTTCTTATTTCTACTGTTACAGGAAGAGTGTTATCTTTTGCAGAAAAATAAACATCAACTGATGTAAGAAATGCTCCGTTAGTACCGCCACGATTATCACCGTGAATTTTAAATGTTTGAGCAATTGGATCACCGAAACCGCCCATTCCCGAACCTGGGCCCATGCCCTGGCTGCCACTGAAACCCACGCCGCCGATGCCGCCCATTGATGGCCCGGACGGTGCCGCCTGCCCGGAGTGGCCCCTGCCGCCGATATTGGAGAAGTATTGATTTGGACGCCCGGCAAATTTACCTGTGAATGGCCAGTTGCGAACGGCGGACGCACCAGCTGAAGCGGCGGCCGCTGGAGGCTTGGGAGGATTTTCATCATCCCAATTACCAGAAGCTGTACGAACATTATTTGAAGTAATTGAATTAAAAGAAGTAGTTTGATGCATACCTGTTCTTATAATTTCAGCATTTCTTGTTGCGATAATATCTTCTTGTTGTATTTCAAGAAGTCCATCAGCAGAGTACATTGTACTGCCTGCTGTTCCTACTTCAAAACCTGTAGAAACTGGGCCATTCCACTCACTAGAAGTAAGTCTAAATTCAATATTACCTGTTGGAAATTGAGGATTGCCAACAATCTTTGGGTCTGGTATAGTAAATGTTCCTACAATTTGGCCGCTTCCAGTTGAAACCAAAGGACTGCCAAGAACAATTGTTGTAGCATTTGTATAATTTGTACTAGAAGGTGTACAGTATTTAGAAACAGATGAATTATGAAAAAATGCATATAGTAGTGTATTCGGTCTAAAATTTTCTCCAGTAAATGTTATTGTCTTTGCTCGTATCACTGGAATTATGCTTCGAGATACAACTCTTAATCCTTGACTTTCTGTATCAATTCTAAGTAAAACTTGTGTATCAATACCAGTTCTAGCTTGATCAGTTCTAGTTGTTTGAATAGTTCTTGTTACATTAAATCTATCTGGGTCTGTTTGTGTTCCACCTTCTATCCAATTCTCTCTTTTTGTTTCTACAACTCCTGACCACACTGTTTGCCATGAATTCCAAATTGTTCCAAGATTATTTGCTTGTTGTGCTAAAACTGCATCATAATCCCCTTCTTCATTAATAACATTTACTTCAGGCATAACTTCTGTCTCAAACCACGAATCAGATGAAGGAGATAAAGTAATACTTCCAAGCCATTCACTTGTACTATAAGGATTAACTCTTTCTACTCTTGTTGCATAAGGTTGTTCCGTTACTGTTATCTCATCATAAGGAAGAGTAATTAAATCACCAGTTTTTTGATATCCAGCAGCAGTTCTATCCGTATCAGTTGAAACCTTTTCTTCTAAAGTTATTGCCTTGGTTTTATGTTGTGGTCGGAGATGACCAAGTTCAAAATCCATTGCATTTCTATAGTCTCTATGAGCAGTATCACCAATACGATGACCTTTAAAATTATCAACCACAAAACCAGATTTAAATCTATTAAGTCCATTTGCATCAGTTATTTCAAAACTTTCAGCATCTCTCTCTAATAAATTTAATGCAGTATAATATTCAACATGATCTAGTCTTCTTGCAAGTTTACCAATATCTTTCATGGTAAATCTTTGATGCTTTTCTCTTCTTACCGTGACATCTCTCGGATGAAAGGTATATGCCGGAAGATACATAGTAGCAATTAACATTGTATCTTCTGGTACTTTAGGCAACAATGGATTCTCAGCGCCTGCGCCATTTACCGTAATAAAATTTCCTCTTCCATCCATAGCTAATGATGCAAATTGAGGAAGATAATATTCAAAATCACTTTGAACAAAAGAGCCTGGTTTTGGAAAATCAACAGTAGTACCGCCAGTTCCTTCAAATGTTCTAGTATAGAAATTGAAAGAGTTTCCTGTTACTTCATCCACTATAGCTAAATCGGAAGATGTTCCAGCAATATCATCAACTCTAGGTCTAAAATCATAACAACTATAAAGAGGAAATTTGCCGCTTGGTCTAGCATCAGTTGGATCAATTTTCGTTGCATTATATACTGGAATATCATTATATTCCATTTGTTTAGCAATATCACTGTAAGAATCAACTGTGAACATATCTCCAGCACCATGCTCAAGATAGTCATATATAACAAGAAGTTTTCCTATAGGAGCAGGCGATCCTTTTCTTCTTATAATTCTTGCAATATCATAAAAATTATCACGCTGGCCTGTATCAAGAAGATATGTTTCTGTAAGAACCGTATCGCCAGTTGTTATCGCTGATATTGTAGCGCCTGCACTAGAACTTTCTCCTGTAATTTTTTCGCCTATAATAAAAGTCTTAATTGTACCTATTTGAAGTATATAACTAATTGGACTTGAAGTCGTGATAATTCTACCCGTTGCACCAGAACTTTTTCCTGTAATTTTTTCGCCTCTAACAAATGTTCCTGTAATTGTTCCAACCGTTAAAGTAGGAGCAACGGCATCCGTAGATGTATCTAGTGAATCATAAACACCAACCAATTTAAATGCATCTCCACGACCAAGAGAAATTTCTCTATCAGTTGGTCGTGTTCCATACGCATCAGTTGTACCTGTTGAAACTTTAAGTTGTTTCATAAGTTTTGTGGTTTTTAATTTCGGATTTACAGATGTTTTAAGAATAGTTGCCGTAAGTTTTACTTTTGCAGCATTACCTAAAATAGTAGAATCAGTAATTGTAATTGTAGTTGTTCCAGTTCCACTTAACGTCGAAGAAACACTGGCAAGATCGCCTTGAGAACCCGTGCCGCCTCCGGCGGTGAGAATTGACATGACATAATCTTTTTCTGCATGAGAAACAAATGTTTCATTTGAACTCGCACTAAATGATACTACGCCAGAAGAATTTGTAGTTCCAATAAATTGTCTACGAACAGTAAATTGTGTATCTGTTGTCCCAGAATTAGTCTCTGTCAAAAGTGTCTTAATAACCTGTTTTGGAAGTTTCTCTAATCCATTATTTTGATCAGGATTAACAAGTCTTGGAAGCAAATCAGTTTCTAATTCAACAGTGCCAGAAGGATCAGCATCACCCGTATCAAAACTAAACTGATTATCAACATTTGCACCACCAGCATCTGTGCCATCTAATGTTAAATTATTTAATTGACTTGCTCTATTTTGACGAACATCTAATACCAAATCAGCTGTAAAGTTCTGCCCAGTATCACTATCTACCATCGTCATAGAACGAACCTGTTCAAAGGTATGAGTCCGATCTGCATCTGAACCTGAAGTTGCATCCATAGTAAGATCAACATTGGATGAATCTTCTACAATTCCACCAGTTTCAACTGAATCGGAAGCTGTAAAAGTTTCACCATTATTAAAACTTCCAGAAGTTTTAATAAGAACCAATCGAGTTCCAGTTGTTGTTGCAATACTATTAACAACAAATCCAGTTGCACCAGAATCAGAACCAGTGATTTTTACCCCGCCGTTTGACCAATTTGCAAGGAGTGTAGGACTTGGAGTGCCACTAAGCGTAATATAGGTAAACATTCTTATATCAAAAAGATACATCTTATACTTCGCGTCATTAGTTCCAACAGTTCCAGAATCATATTCTATCGCTCTTGCACGACATTGACCAATGGGATATTGAGTGTTAGCAGAATTTGTAAGAACAGGAATACTACCTCTAGTAGTCGTAAAATGGTCATATAAACTTATAGTTTTATAAGCAGTTGTTTCACCCGAAATAGATGAAATATCAGGACTTCCATACACATTATTAATAAGTGTATAGTTGCCTATATTAAATGTTGTAATACCAGCATTTACTGTTTCAAAACTTCTTGCTTTACTTACATCTTTATAAGAATGAGAAAGTTTTTCAATTTCATAACCTCTAACATATGCTTTACCTGTTCCCAATTCAAGTGTTAACAAATCAGAACTCGCTGTATTATTATCAGCTGTTATATCGCCAACGGGAAATGCACCAATTTCTTCATTTACTGTTACAGTTTCTCTTACCTTAATATTAAAAGGACGAACAGTGTAATCACCAGACTCATCAAAAGTTCTTCGAGCTAAAGTTTGTTCTAGTATATTATACTCTGTTTTATTTACTATACTTTCAATCTCACCATTTCGCGTTGTCATCAATTCAATAAAAGAACTATCCTCAGAGGAACTTCTAGCAAGTTTAGAAAGTGTTAAAGTATATTTAAGACGATGCGCTCCCTTTGCAGCATAGTTTGTTGATCCTGTTGCATTATCCAAAAGACTTGTATCTAATTCTGGCGTAGTTAAAGTTTCTGTTACTGCAAATCCAACACGATAACTAGGAATATTAGAATATTTGTCAAGAATAAAAGTTTCTTCCTCACATTCTACAAAGAACCCACGAATAAAATACAACCCAGCTTGTATAATTACTACTGATCCTACGGTTGCTGCTGGACCCGTAGAACTATAAAGTTGATCAAGCGTAGCACCGCCAGCTGCACTATATACAGAAGTATAAGTTGTCGCAGATGCAACATCAGAGGAATATGCTGTTGTATGTGTGACTCCTGCGCTGGAAGATATATTTTCTCCATCTGCAAATTTTGAGGTAACAGTATCTGTACCACTTTTAACATATCTCAAATATAATGTAGGTTGGTCTGTAGTGGTTGAAACATCATAACCAACAACAACAGCAGTAACACCAGTAGTAGCACCTGTAATTGTAACAGGAGATGTAGTACTATAATATTGAGAAGGATCAATTGTCTCTCCAGAAAAGGTAGATGTTAATTTAAGAGAATTATACCTTGTATTAAGCGCGATTTGCCCAGGAATAATCATCGCACCTTCTTTAAACATATGAGTGCCATGCGCTTCAATTTGTGATTGAAGTTGAGATTGTAACTGCGTTAATTCTCTTGCCTGAATTGCAAAGCCCGGCCGGAAAAGAGTTTTAACAAAATTATCTGAACTACTGTAGTCATCATAATAAGGTGCTACATTAAGGTCTGTTTTTTGAGACATATTTTAAAATTCCACTTTAATTTTAATTTTAAAATTCCACTATAATTTTAATATCTTCTGTTTGATCCGTAGCTCTACTAATAGGTTTTCTATTTTCCTGATAAATTATATTTCCACTGTCAGCTTGAAGTTCGGGATTTGCATAACCATCCGTAAATGTAATCGTATTACTATTTGCAAGAGTTACCGCTGTATCTGCCGTTGCATCAGGTGTTCCAACTGCTGAGGAATTTGCACCTGTAACCACATTTGCGCCTGAGAAAGCAACTAATGCACCTGTGGTACTGGTGGTTCCATAATCTGCATATCTTTCTTGTTGATAATAAAGAATAGAAAGAGTGCTATCCCACTCAACTACTTTACCAACTGCACCAATAGTTGTTTGTGTTATTTTTTCATCAGCAGTAAATGTCCCAGAAGTAGAAGTAAGTTTTAATGCATATACTTGACGATATGTTGTTGCTGATGCAACTGTAGAAGTTCCATAAGTGGTTGGATCAGTAATAAGAGCAATATTTCTAAAATCATTTCCAGCTAAAATATCATCAGCTTCCGCACCAGTAAGCGTTGCTCTCATCATTACATAATGACCACCCAATTCATTAACTGCATCATTTCCATGTCCTTCTTTTGGACTAATCACAACACTTACTACACCACCAGAACCACTTCCCATTGAAGATGCAGATGTAAGAGCTGCATCAGAAAAAGTATAACTTGATCCAAGATTTACTGTTCCATATGTGTATGCAGCACCGCCATCATACACAGTTGTATCCGTTCCAGAAGTTAGTCCAAATGATTGAATTTGTCCACTACTAACAACTATACTTACAATTGCACCAGAAGATGTTCCTTGACTAGTACCGTCACCATATACTGCTGCATAATAAGTTCCATTTGTATATCCAGAACCAGCAGTTATAACCAAACTTTCAAATTTACCATCCGTGGTTGCAGCACTTACCGTACTGTCAGTTGCTACTGGCATAAAATCAGCAGTAAGGTATTTTGTTGCATTAGATGCAGTAATGGTGTACATATATTTAAGTGTATATCCACCAAGAGCAAACAAAGAGGTTGATTCAGAAGAAGGTTCTGAACCAGAATAAGCAGCTCCACTATTATTGTCTAAAACTTTATAGACTCTGTTGTCAGAAGTCCTAAAGAAAAAAGTAGATTGATACAAATTTGATGCACCAGATGTTGTTGTATTCGATGAACTAATATTATGTTCGTACATATCGTATGTTGTACTATTTGCCCAATCTCTACGAGGAATAGCATATTCAACATCTGAAGAAGAAATATTTTTCAGAGCAGTTGTATGATCCCAAGTATAAAATTCAGTAGAGACATCATCAGCAGGAGTAGGTGGTGAATCATCTGAACCACCAGAAGTTCCTGATGTAAAGGGAGCAGATTTTCCAATCATTAGATAATAGACATTTGCTGACGCTTCACTAAATGACTCGTAGAATTGAGTAGCATTGTGTTTTCTAAATTTCTCTGTTATGATTGCTGCCATGTTTATATCCTAATGTTATTTATAACCAATTTTTTATAATATAACTATTTATTACCAACTTTTAGTTTCTATACTGCTGCTGCGTTGCTGGGGAAAGACCTACCCGCTCCCCAAATAATACGAATTGCACCTGAGCCCCCCGCGCCTGAACCTAAGCTTTGTCGATCCCACTCGGCGGCACCGCCACCGCCGTAATCACCTCCGTCACCACCCCCGTAGTAGTTGTTGTACGCCGAGGGTGTGTTGTCGCCCGCAGTGCCGGTGCTATTGCCCGACGTACCGGGCTGTCCGTTCGTGCCGCCGGAGCCACCGCGGCCGCCGCGGTCGGCGTTAGCCGAGGAAGACGGGCGGGCACCTGTCGCGCCAATTCCGAAAAGCCCGACGCCGCCGCCGCCGGCGGGGGGCACTGTTTGAGTGCCAGCGTAACCCGCGCTTGCGGCTCCGCTGTCGGGGTCCGCTGGACCGTCGCCGGTCGTGGGCGGCGGTTGGTTACCTGTCCCATACCCTTGCCCGCCGTCGCCCGCGTATCCGCCAGCCCCAGAGCCCGCGGCTCCATAGTTGCCGTCGCCTGTTCTGTGTGCGCCGCCGGAGCCACCTAATGTCGTTAGTGCGCTCCCGTTAAACGTAGGTGTCAATCCAACCACGACTGCTATGCTTGAACTCGGTGTTACCGTTATGTTGTTTTGATACCTTAAATCTCCACCTTTGCCCCCGCCATGATCTGTACCAGAACCCCCCGTAGACACCAATGGCGTTTCACCTTCCTGTATGGAAACAACGTGGACGGATGTGACACCCGCTGGGACAACCCAAGTATATGACCCAGCAGAAGTGTACGACTGTTCGCCAATGACGTCGCCAACAAATTCCAAAGTCGTTATTTTCTCTATATTGTCATCGGTTAGGGTATTAACCTTTTCGATGTCAAGTATAGCAATGGTGTTTAATTTTTCAACTGCATTTGCCATTATGCGTGCTCGATCACATCCATACTTGGATTTATGTAAACAACATCAGGAGAAAGTGCGACACCAACAACCAAAACAAATGCACCGTCCGTACTTGGTGCTGTATGCGTCATAGCGCCTGCCGTTTCTGATAGATAAAGAGTAGACCCCGCAGTCCATGCCCAAGTATCGTCACGAATAAAACCGTGAAGCAATATTGTTCCCGTCGCTGTATCGCTAATTGCGGCAGGCGCAATGCCTATTACTCTAGCAGTAGCATATGCACTCGCATCTGCCTCAACCACCTCTTGTGTGACCGTGTGAACGCAAACCAAATCAAACGCTGATATTGCCCCACCAGCCAACATTTGCGCTGATAGTCCTGTATAGGTATGGTCTGCTCCTGCGAGCAACGGGGTTGACATGTCAATAGTGCTTGCATCTGAAAGACGCAAGATTGACGTTCCTGTAGGAATTTGAAAAACAGTTGTATCCGCATCGTTCTTAACGGTTACATCATTTGTTGAACCCTGCCCTGTGAGGATAAGACCTTCAGCGGCAGTATAGCCCATCGTCGCATTGTCGCCAGCCGACGTATCCCCGTCTGCATTTACGGTAGAAGCTGTTACATCCCCAACAATATCAACATTGGTAGTTCCTGTCGCTACCGTTAAAACATCCGCATCTGCGTCGTTTTTAATAGTTACGTCATTGGTGGAGCCTTGACCAGTGAGGATCAGTCCTTCGGCAGCGGTATAGCCTATCGCAGAATTATCCCCCGCGGCCGTATCTCCAGCAGGCTCCACTGTACCTGTAGCAGTAACATTCCCAGTTACAGCCATTGCTGTTGCTTCAATAAAAGTTTTAATACGAGATGCAGCAGTTTTTCTATTAGTACCGCCAGCTCCATCATCTACAATAAACAAGTCAGCGGCAACAACAGCAGCACCAATATCGGTTCCACCATCAATGTCTAAATCATCAATATCACCATCATATGTAGAAGCGGCATAAGTTTTAAGACGAGAAGCAGTAACCTTTCTATTAGTTCCACCAGCACCATCATCAATAATGAATAGATCAGCGTCAACAATAGCAGCACCTATATCTGTGCCACCATCAATATCTAATTCGGCAATAGCGACAGTTCCATCTGCTAAAGCTGTAGTTCCTGTAACATTTAATGCTCCAGCAACCGTTAATGTCACACCACTTGGAACAGTAAAAGTATCACCAGAATCCCCAATGGTCGTCTCATTTCCGACGCCGGCCGGTGAGATTTTATCTACTTTTAATTCACTCATGGTTTAATATCTCCTATTTACTATTTATTACCAACGATTAGTCCCATAGGTCTTTTCCCGGAGGAGGTGCCGTTGGCCAAATTATGTCAGTGTCGTCTTCAGCGTTTCCGGCTGCATTTAAACAGTCTGGATAACCCGCCGGAATATCGCGCAGCGCTTGGCGGTAAACGGCCCACTCCGTTTTCTTTTCTTCGCTTAATTTAGCGTCTATATTCTGCGTCCAATCAGAACTGACCAATTTACGATTTCGCAGAATACGAACTTGGTCATTAGTGTATACGATGGGCGCTGGAGCGCTAAAGTTTGACCCATCCCAATCAAAGCCAAAAGCGGCCGCGTTGCTTGGGTCTTGCACCATTGTTGCGACTAATTCAGCAGTGAACATCTCATTGATGTCTTGATCTCCAGCATCAATAACTTCCATTACCTTGTTATCTTCTATTCTAGCGTAGCGCATTATGCGTACTCCTCTACAACGACAACCCCGTAGCCACCGCCATACGGCGTGTTGGCGATGTAGCCGCCCTCGCCGCAGCCAACAACTCTATGATTTGCCGTGCTGTTAGTGGCGCCACTGCTTTCATGCTTGCCTTGCATTCCGCCGCCCCAATATGTTGAACCTCCTGTGCCGCCGTAATCGCCACCTGACAAGCCTTGTTGACCTGTTCCTCCACCTTGGCCAGGGACGTTGATATCCCCACTCGACCCCTGACCCCCAATCCCAGGATATGCGTCACCGACATGACCGTGGGGGCCGCCGCCAGTTCCGCCCGTCGCAGAACAGTGACTGCCGAAACTAGTGGTTCCGCCAGCACTAGCTTGGTTGCTAGTCACTTGGGTTCCGCCGTTTCCAATTGTGACGCTAACTGAAGAAATAGAAGTGACATCTATTTTCTTGATTGCGGTCCCGCCACCACCGCCGCCACCGCCCCAATAGTAGCCGCCGCCACCGCCGGCACCAGTGACGTACACTATAATTTTCGTGATGCCGGATGGCTTAGTCCAAGTCCCAGTTGAAGAGAGGTATTGACAGCTTTGAAATCCACCACCACCACCAGTCTCAAACGCTGGAGGACTACCAGCACCAGTACTGGTTAAAACTTGGCCGTCAGTGCCAGTAGCAATTGCTACTGGATTGCCAGAAGCATCATAACTAATTATATTTCCATCAGTTCCAGAGGCCATCTTAGCTAAAGTTACTGCATCATCAGCTATATGCGCCGTGTCAATTGAACCATCTACATAATGTTCTGAATCTATTTGATCATCAACTATCTTAGCGCCTATAATCGCATTCGCTGCTATCTTGGCTGTTGTTACCTGTAAATCTCCAAGGTGTGCTGTATCAATTGAACCATCTACATACATATCACTATCAATAGAATTATCAGCTAAAATAAATGTTTTAAGTCTTGAAGCCGCTGTCTTTCTATTAGTTCCACCGGCACCATCATCTACAATGAATAGATCAACGTCAACAATGGCAGCACCAATATCTGTTCCGCCATCAATATCTATAGAAGAAAGAGTAGTGCCGCCGCCGGCGTTGATATAAGTTTTAAGTCTTGCAGCTGTTGTTTTTCTATTAGTACCACCGGCGCCATCATCAACAATCAACAAATCTGCATCAACGATATCAGCACCTATGTCTGTACCACCATCTATGTCTAATGTTGTTAATGGCGTAGTTCCAGCAGTCAACCCTGTACCAGCACCAGTAAAGCTGGTTGCAGTAAATACACCTGTAGAACTTAATGATGCAGTTTCAGTTGCCGCGGCACTTGTTACAGTTTTAAAACTTAATGAAGAATCTGAAACAGCAGATATACCTAGACCATTACCTAGGAAAGTGGTTATAAGTTTTGACATGTTACAAGCTCCTCTTGTCTATTTATGTTTAAAAAATTAGGCTTCTATAGCTCTAAAGCTGAATTAAATGGTTCCATACCAAAAACTTTTTCACAAGCATGACAGTCCCAACATCTATTTTTACAAGTCGAAAGTATCTTGCTTAAACCTCTACCCTTCGGAGTAGCCCAGATTAATTCTATATCTTCTTGGGCATGTTGGTTCTTCGTTATATTATTTATATAGGTCCACCCCATAGGAAGCCATCGGTCCACAATATAAGGAGCTAATTCCTTCTCATAAATTTCTTCAAAACAATCAGCAAACTCAAATTCTTTTGGACTCATATCATGGGCCCCCAATACTCCAACTTTCTTACTCGCCGCGCCTGACCAACACATACGAATATTCTTCATTTCTACTGAAGGAGAAATTCTTCCACTGAATTTCATAACATCTGTATTAGTCATAAATAAATCAACAAGTTCCTTTGTTGCCATTGACATATCAGTACCTAATCTTGGTAATCTCCCCCCAACACCTCTCCATTTCGTGCATGTCTGACTAAAGGTTTGCCAATAATTAGAGTCAGATTTCTGTAATTCCTCCTGCCAAGAATCATGTTCTCTTTTGAAAGGACAACTAGGCAAACAGCTCTCACTGGCAAGCAGAGAAACTTCACAACCTATTTTCTTGGCTTCCCGATACATCTCCTTTAGTAGATCGGAGTCTCTATTCAAAGAACGATCAAAAAGAATCGTGTTGTATCCTAATGCTGCGTAATCATAAACTTCCTGCGTTGTCTTGACTTGGTGATTAACCGTATTCTTCCACAACATTTCTGGGAACTCTGATTGCAGAACACCTAACTTCATAAGATGAGTGTTACTAATCGTACAACTTCTCACCCCAAGGTCATAATACACTTTTATATAATCAACAAATTGCTGAGTGACATCAGGGTCAGAAGCAATTTCACGCGGAATGTTCAACGAATTAACAGTTAAAGAACATTCAATCCCACAGTCATCCTGTAATCTAAGTAATTGTTCAAACTGTTTTTGAGTGGCGGCGACGCCCATAATCTCTCCGTATCGTTTATCTTCTCCTTTATAGTTATATATAAATTCAGAACCAAAATAGATATCCCGTATTTCTTTTTTATATTCAGGCGCAGAAGACTTAAACGCATTATAAAAATCTTCATGATTGGGATGGTTATCCCAATGCGCCAAGGAAAATCTTTTTTCAAACATGAGCCAACTCCAATAACGGTTTCAAATGCGTCTTATATGGAAGCCATTCTGAAGTCTTACGTTTATAAATAGGAGTTTTTACTTGAGATTTAGACGCCGTATTTACTTCACGATTATTTAGGTGAGGAGTAAAACACAAATCCTCAACGGGTATTTCCAGATACTCAAATAAACTGTTTATTGTAGATCGGGAATCTGACACAAGTTTTTTATGATGCATAATATAAATACTATCTGGATATATTTTTTCCCAGTATTTTATTAAGTCAATGTGTCTGTTATAAAAATTACCTATATCAACTAAACTATAAGAAAACTCATTACCAGTTTCTTCCCAATCTTGTTTATAAATAGACCAACAAACATCCATAAAATTTCTTTTACAAAAAACAATCTTGGCCTCTGGTAAACATGATTTTATAAACCCAATCCACCGAAAGTTTAACGGCATTTTGTCGGTAATATAACGATTACCTTTTGTTAATAATTTTATCTTCAAAAGATAATTACTTCGTATCGTCTTTAATACATCATGAATCTGTTCACGGCGGTTTATAATTATCGCCTCTTTATCAAACACTAGGGATGTAATTTTCAAAACTTCTTGTTCAAGAAAAGACAATTCACCACAACCTGTAACTTTAGAATGACCACAAATAATTTGTTCTGTTATAGAAGTACCAGAACGAGGCATACCTACTATAAAGATGGGAACTATTTGATTATTATCTTGGTAATCTGAAACATCTATCGGAAAAGAATTTTTTAGTTTTCTTACAACTTCAACATCTATTCTATCTATGATTTCAAGAGGAAAAGTCGCTCGTCGTAATTTATTAGCTTTGTCCAGACAAGAGAAAGCCAGATCGAAGCTTCCATATTTGTCATAGTATTTAAATTTAGTACGCCATTCATGGATATCCATCTCTAAATTGACGTTGACATCCATGATGTTGTCCCATACTTCGTCGGTGAAAGCCTTATCGAAGTTTCCATATTTGTCATAGTATTTAAATTTAGTACGCCCTTCATGGATATTCATCACTAAACCCTAAACCCCAATAGGTTTATTCAAAGGCCTTCAACGGGAGGGTCAGGATCATTAACTTTAGGTACTTCATTTTTTACCGCTGTAATTTTATCCTTCCATTCTGTTGTTCCATTAATCTGATCCCAATACATCATATCCAACTGCGCCTGGATACTACCATATTTACTCTCGCGACCTATCTCCATTGCTACTCGTAGGCCTTTAGGACTTTTGTTATATTCATATTCTTCACGATATATTTTGTAGTCATCATCTTCTAAAATACGGTCGCCGTTTTGCACTACGGTGTCATCTGGTTTGCTAATCCATTTTAAATTGGGATGGACTTCAAATTCGCCATCGTCACCAACAATATCAACTATTATGCCAGGGTCATCACCTGTATCTGCCCAATATAAAATTTTCATTTTTATTCTCCTTTACTTATACTCATACACAAGAACGCACCCACCGTGAATAAGGACCATCGCGCTATATCCGTTTGCAACTGCGCCGCCCGCAGCACCATAAGCACCTCCAGCATTGCGTACCGTGGTATTTGGTCCTGTTCTTGTTCCACCCATACCGCCACCAAAATAACTAGGAGCTCCTGCCGAGGAGTTATTGGATGTTCCTGTGTAATCACATTCACCAGCACCGCCGCGCATATTGAAATGCCCGCCCGTGCCTATGCCTCCTATACCTCCATTCCCGGCCGATGACGCCTTCGATCCGCCTGTTGCAGAACAATGAGTACCAAAACTAGTAGTTTGACCAACAGTATTAGCTGCTGGCGCGCCGGCCACAGTAACCGTCACACTGGATATATTAGTAACATCTATAAACCTTTCTGAATATCCACCTGCGCCGGGCCCTTCGCCGCCATTGCAATTACTAGCTCCTCCTCCAACTAATTTTACATGTACACTTTTTATTCCAGAAGGTTTTGTCCACGTTTGAGAAGATTGAGTTGTGCCGCTACTCACAAAAGTCTGCATAGACGCCATACCGCCGCCGGCCGCGGTGCTCATAGTTGGAGGCGCTCCAGCACCAGCCGAAGTTAATACTTGATCAGCGCTGCCAGTAGCAATTGCTACTGGATTGCCAGAAGCATCATAGCTAAGAATATTTCCATCAGTGCCAGAGGCCATCTTGGCTAAAGTTATTGCATTATCAGCAATCGCTGCTGATGGTATCTCACCTGTTAATTGAGTGCCAAAATCATATTTTAATGAAGCATATGTTGCCATTTTCTTTACCCCTCCCTAGGGAGCCTCCCTATTTATTTTTCTGTTAATAACCAGCCTTGAGTTGAATCTACATAAACTAATTCAAGTCCGGCTCGTTCTGTTGTAACTGTCATATCTGCACTTGCTCCAGCAATCTTTTCTGAATTTCTTCCAACTGTACAAGTATTGCTATCAAATGTTCCAGCATAATCAATTATACGAACATAATCTCCAATACTAGGAGAAGCTGGTAATGTCATTGTAAATGCTGAAGATGTTGTATTGACAAAATATCCATTTCCTGAAACCATTGTTGTTGCACCAGTTACGACTGCTTGCCATTGAACACCGCCAGGATTATAAGTTTTTAATCTCGAAGCAGCAACTTTTCTATTGGTTCCCCCAGCACCATCATCTATAATAAACAAATCTGCATCTACAATATCTGCACCAATATCTGTACCACCATCAATATTTAGATTGGCAATAGGAACTTCACCAGCAGCATCTTCGACATAAGTTTTAAGACGAGAAGCAGCTACCTTACGGTTAGTTCCACCAGCACCATCATCAATAATCAACAAATCTGCATCAACGATAGCAGCACCAATATCAGTTCCACCATCAATATCTAGATTGACAAGACTAAACGCACCAGCACTAGCACCAACATAAGTGGCAAATCTTCCTGCCGTTGTTTTCCTATTCGTTCCACCAGCACCATCATCAATGATCAATAAATCTGCATCAACAATTGCAGCACCAATATCAGTTCCACCGTCAATATCTAATTCGGCAATAGCGACAGTTCCATCTGCTAAAGCTGTAGTTCCTGTAACATTTAATGCTCCAGCAACCGTTAATGTCGCACCACTTGGGACAGTAAAAGTATCACCAGAATCCCCAATGGTCGTCGCTGTTCCACTTGCGGGTGAGATTTTATTTACTTTTAGTTCACTCATGGTTTACTATCTCCTATTTACTATTTATATAGCATAGTTATTTTTAAATTACTTCTAAATCGCCGGTCACATTAACGGTGCCGGTGACGGTCATACTATTTAGAACAGCTAAAAAGCCAGTCACAGTAACAGTAACTCCAGAACTAACAGTTAATGGGCCTGTTGCACTAGCGTTAGTTCCGCTTGCGATTGTGACATTGTTATCTAATGTTGCAGTATTTACCCTAAATACATCATCAAGTCCATCATCCGAATCGCCGCCGATTTCGCCAGCGCTCCTACCGAAAAAATAACCAGCACCACCACCGACATAAGTTTTAAGTCTTGCAACTGTTGTTTTTCTATTGGTGCCGCCAGCACCATCATCAATAATCAACAAATCTGCATCAACGATAGCAGCACCTATGTCTGTCCCACCATCTATGTCTAATGTTGTTAATGGCGTAGTTCCAGCAGTCAACCCTGTACCAGAACCACTGAAAGAAGTAGTTCCTGTAACAGTTAAATCACCTCCCACAGTTAAATCACCAGAAACAGTGTTTGGCGCAGTAATACCACTAACATCAGAAACCAAATTATTAAATTGGATTCTAAATTCTTCTAAACTATTAGTTGGAAGGATTGAACTCGTTGCCATTTTTAATTCCTTATTATTCTATTTATAACGTATTATACATCATTTATGCTGCTACATTTGGATAATTAAAATTAATATTATCGTCTGTTGCGAGTTCAAACCTAAATCTTCCGCCCGCATCTGTGGAAGAACCATCTGTTCCGTTTAATAATATTGCACCATCCGATTCATCTTCCAAATCTATAGCTCCATACTCTGAAATCAGAATATCAGCTGACCTTGTAATTGGTTCCAGAGTAGAATTAAGATAATTCTGAAATGGTATTGTTCCTTCGTTAATCTTATCTTCAACTATTACTCTGTCACTCTCTAGTTCTAATTTATTGTTGGTTCCAAATCCAGTTTTGTTTTCAAGTAGTATGTTATCTCCGTGAGCACCAGAAGCCGTTGTTTCATTTTCTTGCATGAAGAAACCACTCTCGTTACTCTCTTCTAAAATTATTGCTGTTTGTTTTACTGGTGTTGAACCACCTATGCGACCAAAACCAGCATCTACATGAGAATTCAAAACAAGCAATGAAGGTCTAATAATATCTTCTAGTATGAAAGAATTGTATAGATATACACTTTCAGTAATTAAATATTCTCCAGCATTCGTAGATGAAGAATCTGTACCATTAAGAACTACATTATCTCCAGCATTCGTAGATGAAGAATCTGTACCATTAAGAACAATATTATCATTTGAATATTCTCCAATATTTTCAAATGTAAAACTAGAGTCATTATTGGCATCAGTAGCATTTTCAAAAATAAGATTTGCTCCAGCATCTACAGGAACTGCATCGAGCGCGGCGGCGCTGCTTGATCCTATAGGTGTTTGAAAGGAATCATAATTTACCAAAAGATATCCACTTGTTGCAGTTCCTTTTTCTAATTCAAATTTTGCTGCAGGATTGTGGAAAGGATTTCTTGCAAGTGTTACCAAACCAGTTGATAGATGTCTTGGAGTGGATTGTGGAATATGTATCTTTATCGTAATAAAAGAAACAAGGGAAACATCGTGATTAGGTCCACCACCCTTGAAAGAAGTTTCAAGTTGTTGCGAACCACCGGCCTCATTCAACAAAGTTGCAAGAGTATTGGTGGGTTGTAATCCAAATTTATTAAAGATAATTCCAGCAGAAGCATCTTCTAATTCCATAGAATCACCAGCATTTGTAAATGAAGAATCTGTACCATCCAGAAGAATATCACTGCCTGCATCTGTTCTTGTTACAACATCACTATTTCCAGCACTATCTCCAGTATTATTTAAAATTAAATTAGTTGTGACTGCTTCTGATTTCTCTGATATAATTTTATCTCCAGCATTTGTCGAAGATGAATCAGTTCCATTAAGAACAATGACTCCATTTCCACCAGCACTGGTATCTGTTGCACCTTCAAGCTCTACTCCGACAAAATCAATATAGGCAAACAAAGGAGCTTCTTCTATAATATAAGACCCAGCATTTGTCGAAGATGAATCAGTTCCATTAAGAATAATAGAGTCACCCGCAACATTTATATCTTCAGCTTCTTCTAATATGATTTGTTCTTCAAGTCCACCTAGGGCAATATCAGCAACACCAAGACGACGTTGCATTTTTTCGGAGAACAATACTTCAAGAGTAGAAGCAAGTATTGGAGAGAATTTATCTTCTGGTGCAGCTATGTCAAGATCGCTATACCATCCACCACCAAGACTTGAACCAGCATTTGTTATTGCAGCAGAAATCGAAGATGCAACTTTTACCTTACCAAATACAGCCCAACCCGCTGGATGAACTGCCTTCTTTAATTTATCGAGATAAGTATTTATTCCAAATCCTGCTTGAATTTCATAGGAAAATTGCTGATAATAGTAAGAATCTTGAATACGATTTAAATCTTCACCAATAAGACTTTCTATGTTGGTTCCATAAGTTTTACTAGTTTCCATAGTAGTTGCTATTGTCGAAGAACCTTTTGCAATATTGGCCTTTACAATTTTTGCTGTTGCACCACTCGAATCCGTGATAGTCGTAGGATGAGGATTAATACCAGTAGCTCCAGAAAAGAAATCTATGGCATCTTGATTAATAATACTATCGTCAACATTTGTTAAACTTGAATCTGTACCATTAAGTGCTACCACACCATCTGCAGCTGCAACATTCTGTAAGAGTTTCGCTCCAACATTTGTAGAATCTGAATCTGTTCCCTCTAAAATAATTGTATTGTTATTACCATGCTCTTCATTTAACAAATCTCCACCAGCATTACTTAATGAACTATCTGTACCATTAAGAATAATAGTACTAGGATTAATATCTTCAGACGCATTAGTTATAAGAAAAGTGCCAGCACCAGATGATCTTGAAGAAATTAATTGTGAGTCCTCATGTATAATTCTTCCCGCGGCAGGATTATTACCAAGAGACTCAGCCGTTTCCAATACAAAAATATCACCAGTTCCAGATTCATTTGCAATACCATCACCAATAGAAGTTCCATCTCTTGAACTTGCTTCTAATTGTATAGGGGGAAAGAACTCATTATCTGGCACTTCTTGAATAATTGCACTACCAGAAGTTTGACCTGTTCCAGATTCAAGAATCATATATCCATCAAGAGTATCCTCAGCATTTAAAGCAATTCTTATACCATCAGCATCTACTATATTATCTTCTTCATCAAAAGAACGATTTATACCAATCGTGGTAACTTTAACATCATTACCATCTCTTAACGAATCTTCAAGAGCAATTTCTTCTTCATCACCAGTTTCCAATGTTACTCTTACAACATCTTCAAATGTTGTTTGTAGAATATTGGTCGATGAATCAAATGATGAAACAGTTCCTGTATGAGTGGTAAGAGTATTTTTAGCAACAAAAGTTCCTGTTATATCTTTAAGAGTAAAATTTGCTTTGAATACTAATTCTGGCGCACTACTATAATTAAATCCCTGATTGATTATTACTGTATCGCCAACAGAACCAATGTTATCTGTTGTTGCGAGAAGAGCTGTCCCTGTGCCTGTTGTTGATGTTACAGTAACAGTAGGAATAGTTAAATAACCTTGACCTCCGTTTCTTAAAAATATTCTTGAAATGCCGCCGCTGTAATCTGTTATTTCTTCTAATGCAAACCTATCTGAACCTGTACTATAGGTATCATTACTTTCTTGTTGTATTGATACTTCCATAGAGAGAGTATGTCCAACATGTGAAGCAGCAACATCGTGATAAACCTCTAACTCTAATCTCTCATCGTAATCGGTTCTATCCGAATCAGTACCATCCAATACAATATATCCTTCAGAGTCGGTTCCCAATTCTACTTGAAGAACAGTTGTATCATAAGCATTATCCAAAAGAATTTGATCAGCTGAATCCTCTAACTGAAATGTAAAGTAATCAATATGTGTAACTGTAGCATCTTCCGAAATTATAAAATCACCAACATTTGTAGAAAGTGCATCTGTACCTTCCAATACAAGTGATCCATCAATAATAGAAACAAAACCACTAGCTGAGACTGTATCTGAATCTGAAGTTGTAAAAGTAAAAACATCACCAACCTCATGAAGAGTTCCAGCATCATCTATTACAACTCCGCTTACTGAACCTCTCTCAATGCTCTCAATTTGACCTTCAGCTAAACCATTACCAATATTGGTATTTGTATCTAAAACAAAAGCTTCATCAACTGCATATATAGCACCACCATCAGTAGTCGTAGTTGTAGCTACTATTTGTTTAACTGTAAATGTCATAGCAACATCTTGTACCGTAGAGGTTGCAGTTACAATTTCACCATCTGTAAATGCAAATACAGTTTTTAATGAATCTGGATTGAGTTCAAATTCTACTATTAAAGTATTACCTTCTACAAATTCTTTTGCAGAAACAACAATAGCAACAGCGGCAGATGATTTTCCAGTTAAAGTTGCTCCAACAACTTCTGACCCTATCGCAGTAGTTGATGGCGAAACTCTCATAATTGTTTTATTAGACCAATTACCATCTGAAACACGCATCATATATTTGTTTGGATAATGGACTACTACTTCTTCACCAAGAAGCATTCGCATAAAAATTTTATGACCTTCAGAAGTTCCTTTGGCCCTATATAATTCACGAATATTTTTAACTAGTTTTCTTTTATCAATACCCTCAGTGAGTAAGAGTGGTATTGCGTTCATAAATTCATCACGGAAATTGTCAAGAAAATCATATATTGTATTATCAATATCAGCATATGCTAATAATTGTTGTATAGTTTGTACAGGGTTCGCACGATATCTTGTAACCGCGCCACTAGCATTAGAACTTCCACCAGTTACAGTTTCACCCGTTTCAAATTTTTGTTGTGATGTAATAAAGAGTCTTGGATTGGTGTTAGATAAATCATCTACAAGAACTTTAGCAGTTGCTTTAGAAGTATCCCCAGTAATTGTTTCACCTACAATAAATTTACCACCAGAACTTTCTAAAACTATATCATTACCATCAACATCTAAAACTTTAGAATCAGTTTCTAATTCCAAAAGAAGATTATCAATTGCTACTGTAAGACGTAACTCTCCAGCTTCTAGATATTCATAATAATTTTTTAAAAATGAAGAAAATATAGGATGGTCTGCCTGAATAAAATCTGGCAATTGTCCATCAATAAGAGGACTAATTTTTGTAGTTAATTTTCCAGTAGGTGGAGGATCATATAAAGCCATTTTTTAAAAACTCGATGTTGGTGTAAAAGAAGATGTTGCTGTATAAGTTGACCCGGCACCACTATCGCCTACAGCAATGGTATCTACCTCTCCTGTTATAGTAGTGTTAACAAAATCAATCTCTAGTGTCTGATTACGAACTGGAATAATATCTTTAGAATTAGGAATTGCAGTTACACGAATTTGCGAAGAAGATACACCATCAACATTTTCAACAGAAGCTATATAAATTCCATCCGTTACTATTTTTCCTGTTGAATATGTCACTGTACCAGCAGTTGAGTCCTGATAAACTCTAGCTCCACCAGAAATATAATATACTCTTAAATTGCCATCGCCATCGTCATCAAAATACATTATATTTGTAGTATCACCACTAATTTTAAATCCCGTTGAAGCAATCACTCCACCTCCAGCTTTATTATGTTCAGAATGAGGATTATAAAAAACATTATTAAAATTAATTGTGTATGCAGTAGATGCAGTAGTAGTAGGTGTAAAAAATTTAGCCATAGATACATTTGTAACATTACTTGTAATTGATGAATCTGTATTGTCAATAAGTCCTGTTACTTTTGAATGTCTAAACAATCCTTCAAATTGTTCAAGGTTAGAATCATTATAGGATGTTAAAGTATTTGATACAAGTGTTTTTAATTCATCAACAACATATGTTGTTGCACTAGAATTAAATTTAAATGTTGTATTTAAAATTAAATAAATTGTTTCTGGATCAACAATAACAGGAGTGGTTGACGCTACTGTGTATGGTGCAAGGTCTGTAACTAATTGTGTTTTTTCACTTGTCGTTAAATTAAGTCCTGTCGTTGATTTAATTGAAATAAAAACTTTACCATATTCTGCTGTACTTACAACACCAAGACTTGTATCATACGATCCAGTGTCTCCACCAAATACCTGTACAGCTTGCGCGTTTGGAAATAGTTTTTTTGCATAAAGTTTATAATCTTCAGCAGTTACACATCTACCTTGAGATGCATAATCAAGAGGAGCATTATACTTAATTGATTTTAAAGACTCAGCTTCAGAACCAGCACTTGCTGGTGAAACTGTTGCAACAGCTACATCAGTGACCGCAGCAATTGCACCAGAGTTTTTAAATACTGATGCTCCATTCGCAGCAGCTTTATTACTAACAACATATGTTAAAATTACAATATTATCATCAGACAACGCGTTACCAATTATTCCATCCCCAAAGTATACTTCAAACTTTCCAGCTTCAACTTCTTGAAGGAAATACACTTCACTTGTTGTACTAACTTTTGTTATATCTGTTGCAAGTGTGTATGTTGTAGTTACTGTATCACTGGATGAATTTTGAACTTTAATAATTAAAGTATTTGTATCTGCTTTATTATCAGTAAGAAGAAATCTTTGGTCTGCATCAGAAGTGTCAACAGTATATCTTGTTGTTACAAAGGTTCCTTCATAAATTTTAACATTTAAAAAAGTAATTCCACTACCAATATTAGATGCAATATGAGAACTTGATGAAACAAATTGATAATCAGTTCCATCAACACTTGTTGTAAAAACAGTTCCCGCCAGCATAGTTGCCGAGGAAATTAAAGTATTTAATGTAACATCAACTGTTGCAACAGCTGCTCTAGAAGAAATTGGAAGATATCCTAAAGTTTTTGCATGAGAAACTATACTTGATCGTAGTGATGCACTATCTAAAAACATTTCATTTGCAAGCATATTTGCATTGAATCCAAGATAATGAGTGTTATATGCAAGAACATCTAAAAGCGCACTCATACCAGACCCTTCAAAATCATAGTCTTTAAATTGTGTCTGACCTTTAAGAAAAATTTTAAGATTATTTTTTACTTCATCAAAGTCAAATTCTGTTACCGTTAGTCTTCTAGGATTTAATGCCATTATCGTAATCTCTCTAAAAATATTGTTAAATCTACTAATTCAGCTGGAAAGTTCTGAACATAAAATTCTATTGTCACTTCATATTCATTACGATCTAAATTAGGAAGAGCTCGAACACCAACCAATCTTGCTCTAGGTTCATAAGTTTCAATAATATTTTCTATCTTTTTTGTAAGAATAAACGCAGTCATTGGAGTCATTAATTCAAATAATATTGCTCTTACACCAGAACCAATCTCTGGATGAAAGGGTTTTTCATAATGATTTGTTAATATAAGATTACGAACAGAGCGTTTGACTGCTATAATATCTGTTAATATATTAATGTCATTTGATCCTGCCTTCTTAGAAAAAAAGAGGTCTAAATCTTTCCATTGCCGAGTATTACGCTCAATATCATTTTGGCCTTGAGCATCTGTATATGCATATGCAGTTGATGTTGCCATTATAGGTTCCTGTTTATATTATTTATAAGATGTCAGATAATTATCTGCAATATTAACTTCTGATATTACTGCTTCAATATTATCGTGCCAATAATTTAAAAATCTGTGTACTCTTGGATACTCTGGTCTTACATCTGCTGTCTGCCAAACGAACTGTTGAAGAATGTGAGTGTAATCTGGCATCCAATATAAAATATTTAAAGTTACTATAGTATTTTTTATCAGTATCATTATTCATACTAACCAACGACGTTTGGATCATAGTTACTCAAGTATGAATATTTTATTTTAAAATAGGGCCCATCTTCCTTAGATGGTCCATAACCTGCACCGCGAAGATCAGTTATTTCCATTCGTTTCGTTCCTCTCATACGCCAAAGGTCGCGTGCTCCCCCCTTTGCTGCAACATGCGTCCCTGCAATAAAATCTCCCCCCGTCGCAGCGAGCGCCTCGGCATTGATGTTTTCATATTCAACACCATGCTGATCATGGCCGACCGCTTTGGAAATTGGAATCCATGTTTCATCTTCGGCTTTCTCTTGGTACATCCAACCTAAAACCTCAACATTAATCGGCACATATTTTAAGTCTATTAAATAATTGTAAAAACTAGTCCTTTCAGTATCAAAGGTGAAGAGCTCTTCAGTGATATCTTCAGTGATGTAACTCGGCCTTCTAGTAAATCCTTTCTTAGAAACATTTGCGCGTTTGTATACCTTTACTCCTCCTCCAGAAGTTGTAATTGTTTTAGTTTTTTTCGTACCTCCGCCAGTTGTTTCTGTAACAGTTGTTGTTGATGTAATTGAATCTTCTGGAGTTGCAGCTTCTACTGTTGTTACGCCACCTTTATTATCACTAACTACTATTTCTCTATGTTCTTCTGTTACCTTATAAGCACCAGTATCTTTTTCGGGAACAACTTTATCATCAGGATTTACCCATGTTGCAACTGTAGTTTCAACATTTGTTTTTGCAGTAGTAATATTAGTATTTTTATTAAGAACAGAAGGGTTTTCTATTTCGGGAGCAACATCTGCTTGTAAAACACCAGTAGCTTTTTCTACAGCTGTTCCACCAACAGCCGGTAATTCAAAATTAGGAATAGCTGCACATATATTTCCACCACCAACTGATGATATCCCAGCTTTAGAAATTATATCAGTTAAAGAATATCCAGCAACAGTTAATTCATCATCAAAGGAAGTAGCAATAACAGCCGCTAAAGCTAAATACTTACCAACTCCTGCAACGGTTGATTTATCAATATCAAGAAGATCGCCAATTTGTGATTGTAAACTAATATTAGGAAGAGTTGGTGCAGCAGGAGTTAATTCTCTAACTTTTGTTAATAGGGTGGTAAGTTCTGGTGATAATAGTCCTGATAATGCAGAAGCATCCACATTCAAATTATCAGTAAGAATATTTTCAATATCTACAAACTTACTTATTAGAGAATTGAAATCGGTATTTGCTCCGCATAAATTTGGTGTTGTAAAATCTACCATTTAATTATCCCCCAGCAAATACATTAGAACTTCCGGCGGCGACAGAAGTACAACCAGAAATACCATCACCTATTCTGCCAGCACCTTTTGTATTAACTTTAACTGTAGATGATCCAGTTGCTATAGGTGCCGCATGAGAAGGACAGGGAGAGCCAGGAAGAAGATGGGTTGTATTATTATCTCCTTGTCTGCTCCATTTGATTGCATTCACATAAACATTAGGTGACCCTTCTGCTCTGGTCATCCCAGAACAATGGGTAACATCTGCATCTCCAATTCTAGTTGCTGCGGGCACGTTCTTTCTCCATTAATTCCTGTAACCTAGTATTCCACTTAGCCATTTCTTCATGTTCTTTTTCGGTATGTGGCTCAGATATAAAATCAGGTGAATATTTAATTACATGTTCAAACTCATCTGGTATATCTTCATACTTGTCAAATGTAACCAACTTTCCGTTTATGATAAATTGAAATTCTGCCATTAGTTCAAATTAATCAATGCAGAATCAATATCAACTTCTGCGCTGACATTCAAATCAAGTGTACCCGTGGTATTATTAGTATGACTTGCTTTAAATGTTTCTGTGACTAATCCCTCTGAATAAATTGTAAGACCATCTGCTTCAGTTTTAACATCCATAGCCTTAGCAGACTTCACATTTAATTTATCACCAGCAGAAAATGTTACAATACCAGAAACAGTAGATGCTGTTAAATTTGTTTCCGCACTTAATTTCATATTTGCAAGAGTTATAACACTAATGTCATTAACCACATTTAGTTTACTTCCTTCTATTCCATTAACAGTTCTTGTTTCACTTCCTTCAATAATAGTATCAACATCTTCACCAACTCTACCTTTTATATTTTGTTTAATGTTATACGCATAATTTCCTAAAATCTCTTCTTCACGATTACCACCAGAACTCCCCGCACCAATCTTGACACGATGATTCTTATGAATTTTTTGAGTATAATTTCCTTCCACCTCCAAATGATAGTCACCTTTAATAAGCTCTCGTACCGTTCCTTCAATTGTTATATTCACATTACCTGTTATAGAAACATTAGAACCACCCGCAATAATTTCATAATTGTCACCAATTACTTTGACAACTTTTGTGCCAGTAGGATGTATCTCTTCAAATGTTCCAGAAGTATGTTGAGTAAATAACCTTTCTGCGCCAGGCGAATCATCTATTTCATGTATATGACCTGACTCACTTTCATGGACATGGTTATATGGATATACGCCAGATATATAGAGCGCCGCAGTTTTTTTAATTGACTTAGGATCGGGTTCATCCCACCAGCCACGAGTCTCTTCAACAGCTGCATCTGATACTGTGTTAAGATATGGTTGTGTTGCAGTAGGAACACCAGTTCCAAGTCCAACTATCTTAGCTCTACCTGTGGCATTATCATCAACACCAATAGTTTCATCAACTTTATCTGGATCGCCTCGTAATCGTTGTAATCGTCTATTGATAAGAGAGTTATGTGTCTCTGATGTAGCTCCTTGAGCAAGTCTATTAGTATCTACTTCACCCTCTACATGTCCAGAGATCATAGAGGCCTCTTCACCATCTATAGGATATGGCCCATAGGTAGGAGTACCAGCATATTCTGTTTGGTCTGTATATGGACTTCGGGGATCATTAAACCCCGTTGAATAATCCGCTGGACCAGAAGGAACCCCTGGCAAAGAACCTATAATAACAGGTTGTTGTTTTTCTTGTGCATCACGAAAGAAACCAATAACCCAACTACCCTCAACAAGAAATGAAGGAGTGTTGCCCATGCCATGCATAGAAGGGTCTGTAACAGGATGCATAACATGAGCCCACGGCAAGTCAACAGTAGGAAGTGAGTTTAAATCTTTTGTATGAAATCCAAGACAACGAACCCTAACTCTACCCAAGAGTTTAGGATCGTTTCTATCTTCTACAACACCAACAAACCAAATAAACCCATCTTGGCCCATAAAATAACTCTGTTCTGCCATGATAATCCTTTAATAGTATTTGAAACTATTTATAAGGATTAGTGAAGATCAGGGTCGCGTCCTAAACCAGTTATAGGAATTTTTTCAATAGAAATATCATTTCTACCTTGAGCTTTATACATCTCATAAGCAGTTTGAGCATCTTTTTCACTCAAAGCATCTGCTAAAATTTTTATAGATATTATTCTATATCTTTGAACTTCTTTACTAAACATAAAGGTTATTTAGACGATCCACTCGGCCATATTTTTAAATTCTTCGCTTATACCCGAAGCATTTCTCTTTTCCATTCCCAAGATCAACTGCCACGGATTCATTCCAAGATTCCCTGCAAGAATAATTCTCTCATGGTCACATTGTTGTTCTGATACTTGATGTCTTATCCAGCCAGGAAACAATACCATGTTTCCTTTTATCGGAGCAATCTGATATGATGCATCCTCAAAGATTAACGGCGCACAGTTTTCACAACATTCTACATTATATACCCAACTCCATATTTGAGGCCAATGCTCATGTAACTTGGTATAATTTCCTTTGGTATATATCGCGCCCCAACAATCATATGGCATTAACGGAACTCCCTGTCTTGGAGAATTGTCATACGCCAATTCTATTGCCATACGACACACTTCCATAAAATCTGAATTAGTTTCATGCATATACCAGCCAGTCATACTTGCTTGCACATTAGTTGAAGATTTTTGAACATCACCAATATCCCTACATGTTTGTACAAGTCTTTTCTGAAGTTCTTCGTTTGAACAATCTTTTTGTACAACAGGATACTTTACACGAAAAGATTGAGAGTGTGGATTGGTTGTTAGTTGTCTAAGTTTCTTTTCCTCTAATATATTTTCTTTTTCTATATTAGATACAAGTGCTTTTAGATGGTTCCTACTCATGGTAATGATGGTTCCTCTGGATACCAATACCATCCTGTAATAATATATTTTGGATGAGTGTGTATAGGATTACCTCTATGTTGATACATCCATGCAGCAGGAAATATACAACCCATTCCTTCCTTTGGTTGTATGCGTATCTTCTCATATAGAAATTCTGTTTCACCTTCACCTTTCGGAATATCATTCAGATAGATAGTCCATACCAGAGCTCTGGCACAGTTTTCCCAATGAGTTATTTCCGCATGGAAATTGTGAAACCCCCCACCCATAGGATTTGTACGTTGTATCTTAATTTCGGGTGTAAGTAAAATTTTTGCTCCTCTATATGCACAAGGAAACTCTTCCAAGTATTCCCGTAACATGTCCATAGTAGCTTTGTGTACTGGTTCATATAATTCAGAATTTTCTGGAAGCCATATCTGCTTATCCTTACGACTGACACGATTGGGTTCTTCAATTCTTACATTCTTTGGAGAACTTTCAAACCAGTCTATAAGAGAGTCACATAGGTCAAAAGAAAGTGCATTATCAAATCCTCTTACAAAATCACGAATCATTATTCATATCAATATTTAAATTGCCCGCAACCATAATACGATCATGATCACAATCATGCGTAGGAACTTCATGCATAATCCATGCAGGGAAAACAATTAACTGAAAAGGTTTAGGCATCACTTTGAGTTTCTTCTCGCTTGTAGGAAATATTAATGGAGAACAGAACTCACATGCGTATACACAATAGGTATACGACCAGAGAGATGGCCAATGATTATGTACTTTTGCTTCTTGCCATTTCTGGTATATAAGACCCCAACTCTCTTTGATATATAATGGGACTTCTTTTTTTTCGCCGGTCGTATCGGTACGCGTAGCTACAGGACAAGCTTGTGCAATCTTAATTGCTTCATTTCCAACCACTTCAAAAGATTTATATAACTCATGCATATCCCATCGAGTCATAAGACACTTAGCCGCAGTACGAGTTTGTAAATGATCGCCTGCATCTCTTATGTCTCTTTCCAAATATTTGTTAAGAGACTTCAACAACGGCCGTTCTTTTTCGTTTATCGTTTTTATTTTTACTGGATACTTATCCGTAAAATTTGGCCAGGGCCCTCGTTCATTATTTTTTCCATATACTAAATCACTTAATGCACTCATATAACAATCTCTTGTATGTTGGTTTCATCTGGGTGATGACCATCAAATTTAGGTTCCTTTCCTTTAGGAAGAAAATAAAACCAGCCTGTTGCAATATATTTAAGGCCTTCGTTTGGTGTAACTCCTTTATGTGGATGTGTCCAACCTGCTGGCCAGATCACCGTTCTACCAGTTTTAGCCCTTACTAGTTTTTCTTGATAAGGAAACCATGTGCCACACCTCGCGTTATTCAAATAGATCATCCATGCAAGCATACGATAGGGATACGAACCAGAGTGCTCGTTATGCAATGCAAAGAATCCTTCCTTCTCGCCATCGTATCGTTGCACATTATAGAAAGGACATAATCTCCACTGACTTGCTTTGTTAATCGTATTCAGATAACCATATTTTTTTGTATAAGATTCCAGTGCAGAATGTATAAAGTAATAAATTGGATCGTTAATGGAATTGTCTGCGCCGAAGTCAAAAGTTTTAGTCGCACAAACCTTTTGACGATTCTTATTAAAATACGCAAGCCCAGAATCCTTGGAAGCATTATCGTCATAAACAGACTCAAAAAATTGAATTATTCTTTCGCAGTTCTTTCTGCCTGCCTCAACCCAATCTTTACGAATTAATATCGGTTGAGAAGAACTTTCTTCAACAACACTTCGCGCAGAGTCAAGATCATATGTTTCAATAAAATCAAAAAACATTTTTCATAAATATATATTCGTTTTTTCCCACACTGTTTTCTACCGTGAGGAAAATAGAATTTATATTCTTTTTCTTTACAGGAACAAAGTTTGAAAGCTTCTTGGAATAATAATGCGGTACGCCATTCGCCAATTTCATTTTATCATAAGAATCCATGTCAGAAGAGATTTCCGTAATCGTACCGTTCACAGTCTCCCCATACTCATTTTTATATTTTACTATATCACCAATATTCATATTCTTTTCTTTCAAGATGGCAGGGAAAGGAATCGAACCTTTCTGCACCGTAATCTGATATACGTCGTTGCTTAATCAGAAATATCCACAACGTAAAACCCAGCGACCAGGCCTCCCATAAAAGTTAACAATAACATATACTAACACATAAAGAAATGTTTGTCAAGAGTTATTTTCTAAAATTTAATTCCACTTTAATTTGATTAGGGTCATATATGAATAGCTGATCAATGGCATTCGGAGGATCACTTTTTTCATTATTTCCTTCACTCAAAAGAACCCGATTATACTTATAAGAAATTTTATGATCGTCCAACAGATTTTGTGTTTCCTTCAAAAGCTTTACATTACAACGAAATGCGATATGATCAATTGTACCAGAAGAAAAAGTAAAAGTTCCTGCTGAGACTTCCACAAGATGTATATATGCAGTTTTAGGATATGGCATATATCCCATATAATCAGATAGATAGTGTATATTGAGATCGAGATACAACCAAGCTCCATTAAAAGGAAACTTCGGCCGGGGTCCATTAATAAATCCAAGTATCTCATAGAACTTTATCGTTTCTTTAAGATACTTCGTATTAATATTCACATGGTCAAAACTCATTATAACACTTGAATCTCCCCCTGGCGCATTTAGGTCATTCACTGGAATATCTTTCCATACCATCGTCTTGCGAGAATTATTTAACATATTCATAATTAATGCAAAGTCGGTGAATTATCATCTGGGAGTTTTATTTTGCTCATCTCCAAGAAAACTTTTCGCGCTTCGCCGGGGCCCAACAGCGTTTCATAAAGTTTAAATAAATTTGCACCAACACATCCGGCGACCATTAATGCTTCAGTCATACCATTTGTTTTTTCCAGTTGGTGCATCATAAAAGTGTTTATCCTAAAAGATATTTCTTCTAAAGCTTCAGGAGAGTTTTCATACTCAGGTCGTTTTGATTTCTTTTTCATGGGGAAGTTTCCATTAATTGTTGTCAGTTTTTGAGGTGGCGGCCTCTTCTTGGAGTTTAAACCAATCTCTGGTAAAAGGACATTCTGCAAGAGTTTTTTTTAATTGTATAACATGTTCTTGCATATCTTTAATTTCTTTTTTCATAGAAGATAATTGTCGAGTTAATCTTTCATTCTTTATAAATTGATTATGTTTCATAATATTTCATCTTTACTATTTAAATACTTATCCCAGAACTCGTCCCACATATCTGTCTTATGAGTCTCAGTTTTATAGAAAATATCAGATTTACCAGCGGGCCAATCTTGGCCGCCTGGATGATCACCATGTTTATGTTTGAAATTCTTCAATGCTCTATCAAAGATCGTTTGTTCAAACTCAGTATACACTCCACTCCAACGTATGACACTACGACTCATAATAATTCCTCTTCAATTAGTCCCGAAAGTATTAAATGAAACTTTCCCCCCAGTTGATGACATCGTGCCCAACCTATATTATACCCCCAAGGTATATCTGATCTTGCAATTCTTAGATGTTCACAAACAAGTTTTTCTTCCATACTTCCATCGTTATTTTTTAATAGTGTTAGAATTTCATTTCGGAGACATATATCTTTTTTCAACATGTATTAATTTCCATCAAAAAGAACTTGCATTTTATTAATATTTTGTTCAAATATTTTTGTATTTATATTCATACTAAATGATCTTCGTTCACCAATACCCTTAAAAGGATATGCTGTATGTCTTAGATTAGCAGGGAACAAATACCAATTACCAACCTTTGGAACAAATCCTATTCCATCATTTTCAAAGAACGCTTTCTCATTAGGACCGCTATTATTCAGAATTTCCAAAACTCCGTTTAAGTCAATATGTTTTTTGTAGTTAGATTTAATGCTTTTTTTATGTTCCTTTGATAAATCGGGAACTTTCAAAAATCCTACACAAGTTAATTCAGAATCTGGGTGGGTGTGGATGGGATTATAATCTCCAGCAAAAGATTGTACATACCAAGCAGATATAACATCAACTTGGATTTCATTAATATTTTTCAATGCTTGTTCTTTAGGAATAATGATAAAATTTTGTTCTGGAATATAAAGTTCATTATAATATCCAGCTATATATCTTTGTACTTGTTTACCAAACCATTGACCCCATTTATTAATAACATCAATCGGAATTTTAAGTTCCTGTTTAACTTGACCAACGAGGGTATGTGAAAAATCTTCTGATTTTAATAGTTCTTCATCTTTAATAATATCATCACAACCTTTATTAAGATCAATTACTAATTCTTTTGGTAATTCAGCATAACCGATTGGCGGACCAAATGGAAAGTATGTTTGTAAAGGATTTCCGAAATCGTGTGGGGGTAAAGGAGTTTTCATTTCTTTTCTCAGGGAAGTTTCAGCAAAGAGCGCTCAGTTTTTGGGGGTGGCGGCTCTTTTGATTTTTCATTCGACACCTCTTTAAGCTTATCCTTGACCCATTCTGCATCATTGATATTATCACGCTCACAAATCTCTGAGATTACCTCAAATATATTTTTCATTCTATTTGTTCCCTTTAAAATTAACCCAATCCTCAGAGTGTGTTACTGATTTTTCATTCGGTAATTTTTTAAGTTCGGCCTTGAGCCATTCTGCGTCATATATCGGTTCACTCTTACAAATCTGAGAGATCAACTTATGTACATTTAATTCATATACATCTTTTTCTTTATCCATAATATTTCCTTTAGACACCTTATTGCATTTATAGATTATCAAAGACGGCCCAGTTTTAAGGCCCCCTTTTTTTTAAAAAGTGGAGAGGGGTCAATTGATTTTTCATATTGACTACGAAGAAGACCCCTCTCCTACTCTCAGCTAGGCAGAAGCAGCTAGTGCTTGATACCCTGCAGCCACAACAGAGCGAGGCGCCGTGCCAAGACGATACTTGCTATAAGTCTCGCCGAAGCTGTTAGTACGCTGATTGAGGAACACAGGATAACCCTGCATACGAAGAGAGCTAATAACAGCTCGCGGATTCGCCACACCATAACGTGCGGTAATCTGCTTAGCAGTTAGCTCAGCTCCACCCTCTAGAGCGGTAATGACCTTCTCGGTCTTAGTTGTAATTGTCGTCATAAAATACTCCTTACATGACATATCAAGAGCATGCTTATTCGCATACCCATTCAGTAGACCCTATGCCTACATGAATAAAAAGGAAGAGCGCCAGGACACATAGCAATTCAGCAATATTCGCAATCCCACTCGGGGCGCTCTTCAGTATAAGGACCGCTTCTCAGTCAACACGACTTGACCTTACCTACCTACCATCCATTACAGTAAGCAGTCCTTTCTATATTTTCATTCTGGGCCTTGGCGTCCCTCCACCTATTGGCTTCATCGGGTTTCGAGCTGCGTCCCTCACGCCCATACCCCCAGACCAGAAATATAATTCTCTGGGAGCACCCAATATTCCTTCACCGTAGCTCCATTTCTTACCTTACTGGGAAGGCGGAGCGGTTTAACAGTGTTACAGTGTCAACTTCATTGGTTCACAAAACCTTTCAGAGGAGAGACTAGCAGTGTCATGTGACCTAACAGGGGCGTCCCGTTCCAGAAGTCTCTCTCTCATTATGTCTAATCATAACACAAAACAGAAGCTTTGTCAAGTAAAAAATAAATCTTTTTTTCAGTTGTGATAAAAATGTCACACTATCACGGCCGGCCGAGCCTATCCGCTTCCCGCGCTTCGACAAGGTCTTTAAAGAGCCGGGAGGTAGGTGTCGGGCCATAGGTCCATAAGGACCCTGTAAGGTACTTGCCTACATGAGCGCTGACATATTCAGCGTCTGAGGTAGGGCTATGAGCAGCTGCGGCTTTGATACCGAGTGCGATGGCCTTTTCAGTCGCGGTCATTTAGATACCGGCCCGTTCTAGAGCATGTTTAAAGAGCAACATCGCGCCCTCATCCGTATCAAAACCATCCTCAGAAGCAAAGTCCATAGAGCTCGATCCATTTACTTCGGGAGCAATACCCTTATCCAAAAGAATATCGGCTACGCCATCAACAGTGTTCGCCCAAGCTGGGTCAGAAGAACCATCCTCGTACAAATACAAACCACCGTTTGATGCACCAATAAAATTAATCGCCATGAATCTCTTTCCTTTTTCGATTATGTCTTATTCTACCATACAATACAGGTTTTGTCAACCAAAAAATATATTTTCTTTTTGAGTGTGTCATATATATCACACTGCTCGGTTTGATGAAGACACTAAGGCATCCTTCCTTGACCTTTACACCAAAATTGATGCTGGTCTAGGCATGATATAACATAAGGTAATATATGGCCATAAATGCTGCGAGTCCTAGTCCCAACCAAAGGAACAATTTAAGAACAAACTTAAAACTTGTCATGGGATTAAAAAATATCTTATAGAAGATATACCCCAAAAATATCAAACATAATATACTAATGAATGTTTCCATATCTCTCTATATCCATTCTACATACACAGTATACACCAAAGTCAAGGGATTGTCAAGTCTTTTTTTCAATTAATTTCAAAGAAGTGTCATATAATCAAATAATCAAGAGGGGATTGTCTTTTCCGGCTTAGGTATCCCCTATGACCCCCTGAGATAGACGAGCTATGCAATTGTAGCGGCAGCTTGACACTCTATTTGCCCATATAAGTAAATGCGTGAATTTCAGGACAATTTCAGGAATATGTGAGAAAAACTGCCGAGGGGCCGCAGACTTTAATCCCCACAACTCTATGTTTTTTCAAGCCTTTTTTAAATTCTTCCGCATTCCTAGTCCCACAGCGGTTTATCCACTGCACGTTTAAGATAGTCCACACCAGATGTTCCCCCAGTACCAGGCCTATTACCTATGATACGTTCAACGGCTTTCATATGAGAGAATTGCCACTTCTTAAATGCATTTTCTACATCAAGCAATTCTTGTTTTTCAATGCATCTCTCTGACCATTTCCAACCCAATTTTCTTCGTAAATCCTTTAGTAACCGTTCCATTTCCATATACTGTTCTGATTGTTTTCCTGATGCAGTTCCCAGTGTATCCCTAAAATTCTCATAATCTTCATAGGACATCGTAGTGACAATATCCCATAATGAATTTAAGTGATTGAATATTCTTATAATGCGTTTTAAATTAACAGCATAACCATAATTGTTTAGTTCACCTATTAGTACCTTGAACCACAACTCAGAGGATTGGTGTGCGACTATGAACATGAGCTCTGTAGGCTCATCAGTATGCGGTTTCTGCAACGATAATAATGTGTTCAAATTTAGATATTCATCGTATTTCATTACTTCTTTCTCTTTTTTACACCGAGCTCATAAGAAATTCCAATTAAACATACGCTGTATATCCAAAAATAAAATAGATGTTCCAACGTGAAAAACAATGTATTATCCATTACCCACATGATGATTATTCTTTAAGTATATACTTCATACCGCAATAGCCGCAAACCGCGAAACCACTCTCTTCTATGGTGTAGTATACAACGGGATGATCATTGTCACACTTAATTTTTCTGTTATGTACTGTGGTGCTGTCAGAACTGAATACATATTTTTCATCTACTCTTACAATGCGTTCCTCTTCGGGAATAACATAGCTATTCTCTGCGTTTGCCTTTCTCAATGGCATGATTTTCCGAACTTTCTTAAACGAATATAGTTATAGGGAAGCGGAGCGATATAACCAGCTATCAGCATCAGGGGGATTACAAACCAATTCAGTTCAGCACCGCCTGTCACAACGAAGTCTATTGCGTTCATCACTGCTTCCATAGTTATCATAGAGATAAGGGACATACCAGCTGCGGTTTTGAGCGCGAGTTTAAACGGTAATTGTTTGCTGAGAATTATGGTTTCTAACAGAATTGAGGTGAGTATGCCATTTACGATGGCTAACGTCAAAATTGACCACACTGGCCAAGGAATTTCGGTTAACTGAAAGAACAGTATAGTACCAAAATCACCTATTGAGCACCCTATCAGACACCATAGCGTGTTGATTAGAGTGCGTTTATATAGATCAATTAGAATGTTATTTTTCATTTAAATTTCTTATACATCATTAAATAGTACATGAATGATCGCGGATAATGGTATGGGTTGGGTATGTCAACCGCAAAATATTCTTCGAGTTTCTCAACTATCTCAGACATATCGGTTACTTTTTGTACAATATGCTGTTCATGCTGCATGTTGCATTTCTTCCAAAGTAGTCACAATAATATGTATCTACGAATAAAGTATTCGGTATTTTCAATTTGGTTTGTGCTCTTCCTCTTGTATCTTCTATAATCATATAATCTTTCTCGTTCATATGCAAATCAAAATACGCTATTACTGCATTTACGTTCACATGAGCATCCTCTATTATAAGCCACGGATGAGGTGGGAAGTTTCGGTGGCCGACGAAGAAATAGTTCTCGATATCAAACGCCAAGGGCGTTGAGAATGCATTCTCTAGTGTCTCTATTTTCTCACTGTCTCCTTTTACGAAAGTCACTCCCTCATAACTAGTAGTTGGTGGATTTATGTCTACGCTAATTATCTTTGTATTCACAAGTCCATACATCTTACATAAATCTGCCATCCATATTGCACTTCCGCCTTCGCTTCCGCTTCCTATTTCCAGTATCGTAGCGGGTTTTATATCCCATATCATCATACTGTACAATGTGAAGTCAAATACGGTCTTGTAGAGGGGTATTCCTTTCCATGTCATGCAATTCTTTACACCCTGGCTCATAAGTAATGTATCTATATGTACATGGCTAGTCTCAGGACGTTCCGAAAAAGAAACAAACTTCTCTTGTTTTCTTATTTCCGAAATGTCTTTTTGTTTATCTTTAGAAAGTATATTAATATTTCTTTTTAAATAGGTGTCTGTCATTTAGAAGGATCAATTTGTGGCCACTGTTCAGCATAATCCTCTCCTTTAAAATTAGGATTAATTATATTAGGATCACCCATGAGTTCTAATTCTGTTCCTTCCGCTAAAATGCAAGATATACCAGTAGAAGAATGTTCAACAATACTAAATGCGCGTGTTCTGGGATGAACATATACCATGAATATGGTAGTGACAACAGCCATTTTGTTTTTAGCCACACCTATTGTAAATGGAATCTCTTTATATCCTTCTGTAATAAATTTTTCCACAACAGGAGTATCGTTGCATGTGACTTGTTTAGGCAGTTTAAATATAGCGCCGTAAGGTCGTTGACCACGGCGAACAACAGGGGGTACTTTTTCTGGTGGATTTTCCGCAACAACAGGCGCTTCAAGCGGAGTTTCAGTAATAGTTGGGGGAACAATTTCTTGAGCATGTGTTGATGCTGTAGCACTAAACAACATAATCGCAATAATTGCCATAATTATACTCATCTTTTATTTAGTGTTTCTTTCTATTTACTAGTCAGAAACACTATCCAATTTATTTTGTCTCTCTTGATCTATAAAATTGTATAGTTGTAAATCTATAATCATATGATTATCACCTTGACTATTTGTTCCTCTCATCTCTGTGCCTTCGGGCATTTGTTTTGCTTTTTGCATCATTTTGCTGATAAGTCTATGCAATTCTTTGGAATAAGGCAATTCATATCCGATAGGTTCTTTTATGCCAGGAGTTAATAACCACAAATAAATTGCATCTGGTTCATCAATAAAATGTTTTACTACCAAAAACTTTGAAGGCAGTTCTTTAGTAGTGGGATAACCCATTAATTGTGTATATGTGTACGCAACACTGCCCGTAAGAAAAAGAACAAGCGGAATGAACACAAAGAGAAATGATTTCCTCTTCACAAGTGTTATTAAAGTAAACAAGCATAACACCGCAAACATTATGAGTGAAAGGAAAAGTAAACTTACTTCCATATCCTACGGAGCTCCGGCCGGTGGTGGCGCACTCTGTGGTTCAACACGACTATCTGTAAATTCTGTTGGGTCATTGATGATACTTATTGGGTCTTTATTTGTGTCAATAATACTTCCCAACTTATTCAGAGTTATTCTCCGAATTGTAATTTCCTCTCCTCTTTTGAGCATCACCACCTTCTCTTCAAATAAAATTCTATATGGATTTATTTTTATCATTTGCACTGTTATATTTGTTAGGTCCGGCGATTTTTTATTAAACATATGAACATTGATAATATATTCGCCCGGGTGCCATCCGCGCAATGAGACTACTTCTCTGTTCAGAAGTATAATTTGTCGAGTGCCATCAGGAAGAATAAGTGTATCATTGATGGAGCCAAGATCATCCTTATCCAGATGCATCAATCCTTCAACTTTATTCTTGAAAGAGACATGCTTTTTTAGTGGGTTTCGTACCCACAAATCCACATCATCATGTGACTCCTTATCCCATTCAAGAACAATAATATATTCCGCTTTTCTCTCCACCTCAGATTGTTTTGTAACTGGATTTATCAACAACAATGCTAGAATTAACATACTGATAAACGCTAACAGTAGAATGAATAAAAAATCAACAAACGCTAGATTATTATGAAATCTACGAATTTGACGCATTATATGTTACTAATTGTATTTTAAGAATGACAGAGGAAATTAGTCCCAATAAGGTTGTGCTTAGAGCTGTATATAGTCCTCTACTCATTGATGACAGAACTGCTCGTATGCTTTCAACATCAGTGAATTGTACTGAATCAAATGTTCCGATTAACATTATCATAAATCCGATAATGGTTCCTATCATACCGAGCGTAAGAACGGCATCAGAAATAAACCATTCTACTTCATTATCAAATTGTTTCTTAAAAAATGATTTATAACCAAGTGATAATGTTGTAGCTCCAAATACCATAGTAATTAGATAAGTTATCATTGTTGCATCTTTTTCATACAACGGCAATAACCAATCATTTGCATACGAGAAGTATATCAAAACTCCAAGTACACACATTGTTAACCACCAGCGTAGTGATTTTATCATATTACTCCCTTTTTCTGACTTAGTATACTTTTTTCTGTTAATTCCGGCCCGCTTTCCAAATTTTCTTTCTGCTCCCACGGCCTTTCATATGACGTATTGATATCGGGATTTGTCTCACCGTATATAATTGGCAACGTGTTCCAAAAGATTACGCCTATAGATACGCGATTTCCTTCATATGGTTGTACTGCATGAGTTACATTCATTGGAAAGGATATCAGTCTATTTACAATTGGCGCTATCGAATCTGTTTCAATCTCCGCCCATGAGAATAATTCCTTCTCATTTATTTTTACTCTGGTAACAGGCGGTTTAGTATAGATATTTAGATGTCCTCCAGCTGTAGGTGCTCTCAGATAATATATAAATGTCTTTTCTGGCGGATTGGGTGGCGTGTAATCTACTCCGCCACTGGTGCAATAAGATACTAAATCACTATGCGGTAAAGGGTCTTTTGGTCTAATGTTCCACCAAGCAGTTGCACCAGATATATCCTGATGCCACTGCACTGCTGTTGCACTAGATATAGAACTATGATCTAATTCATGGTAGAATTTATAGAAAATCTTATGAACCAGATCATGAAATGCGTTCTCAGGTTTAGCATTTCTTCCTATCCAGTGGACTTCCGAGAATTTCATAGAAGTCGTGCCCAATGCTAGATATAAGGATTCGTCTAAAAAATTGTCTGTTATTGTTATCATACACCGAAGCTTTCCCCACAACCACAAGAACTGGTAGAAGTAGGATTTACTACCTTTAGAAAACTACCACCAAGCTCTGTTACATAATCTATTTCGCTACCAATAACATACATCTCTGCCATTGGGTCTAGTATCAGTATATCATCAATTAAATAGGGAGTATTGTCTGTTTCTGATGTTGTTCCCCATATATATTGGAATCCAGCACAACCCCCGCCCTTTACACCAAGAGTTATGTATCCACCGTTGGACACAGTATGCATATATTCCTTTGCACGACTTGTAAGTTTAATCATATACTTATTTAGGTTAAACGCTTTGCCTTGCGTAATAGATATGCTATAACCGTATCCCAATAGTTTTTAGCCCATTCGGTTTTAGATACTTCCCTCGCAGAATATGCTCGATCTATTCTCTCAGTTATTAAGTCTAAGATCATCATTGACCTCCATTCGTTCCTTTAATTCATCAAGTAAATCCATGAAGGTACGATAAAACTTCTCAGTTCTGGCGTCAAACTCTTCACTAAACTCATTAAAGTATTCTTTGAATTTATTACCATCTTCATCAACTCTAGGTACACAGAGAGTCTTTATTGTAGAATCTTGTTTAGCAATAGATTTTTTTGCTTGAAGACAGGACTTCATAGAAGGCATATCTATTACGAGAGGCGGATTGCTCTCTAGTAAGATATGATCATCCATATCTTTAATATAATTACCATCACCACCTAATGCAGTAATAATTAATAATGCTTTTATCATATTATCATAGCCCAGGCTAACAAACTGAAACATATCCCAAGTATAAACCCAGTTGCCATTCCAGCGGCAAAAGCTCTACCTTCATAATCAATAAACATTTAATATTTTTCCTTCTGCTTTTTATTTTCTTGTCCAATACCCATTAAAATTAAAAGAACATATGGTATTGTCCAAGCCCAATGTGTTAAGTATCCTGTGATATGCAATGTCATTAACACAACACCTGTTAAACCTGTTGTACTAAGTCCAGCAGGTTTGCTAATTTCTGGTAACTTCATATTACATTTCTCCCCATCCAGCGTTGCGTAGCCACGCATTGTCCGCTGCGGTGTTATCGTCTTGGATTTTGAAATCCGCCATCTTGGATTTGTCACTAGCGCAGCTGTCACAGATCGTTCTGTCGCCCCAAGGATCGGTATTGCCGCATCGCACCTCAGTTGCTCGATAGTCGTAACCGTGCGGCACATAAAAGGTCACTTTGTTTTTACATGTCATCTTATATTTTACTCCATCCAGTAGATTCACATTTGAATGTATCTCTGCCAATTATCACCATATCGCCTGGACTTGTACTACGACAGGAAATACCCTTGAACAACTTGGTAACATCTTTATTCTTCCACCAAGCGGTATCAATGGTGTTGGTCAATACATATGCTTTCTCTAGCTTCTCATCAGTAGTTAGATTTTTTTTCATATCAATTGACGCAACTTTGTGAGGGGCGCTGCCATATGCAGCATGTATCACTGTTACCTTCTCAGATAATAGTGTTTTTATTAGGGCATCTGCTATTTTACTCATAAGGATTTACCAGCTGGCGTAACCATCCCTTGCTTCCATTCGATATGAAGAACGATTATTATTGCGATTATTATTGACAATTTCCCAAGAACCATCAGGTTGTCTGCAAGCAGTTCCGTATGCAGAATGACGTTCTCCAGCAATTGTCACCTCAGTCTGATATTCTCGACAATATCGGTTTCCATGCCTAAAAGTATTTACTGGAGTGATGTTTCCATAATTTCCAGTGTCGGGGTTGTTCCAAGTGGTAGAAGTACCGCTTCTTGAATATTCAAGCGAATTTTGTGCATTTCTTGTGAGATACATTTGATCTACTTTATCCATAGAACTTCCTACATCCCTACCTATTAGGCCTCCAAGAAAAACTCCTACACCAACTGCAACCAATTGTCCTCGGCCCTTTCCTATTTGTGACCCGCCTAGACCGCCTAGAGCAGCGCCAAGCAACAGTCCAATAGTCTCTTTAGGGCCACTTCCAGCAGTTGCTGAAGTGGTAGCAGCATTACAACCACCTAAAATTAATGCAATTGCACATGTAGTTGTCAGTAAAAACTTTCTCATAACTTTCCTCAGTTCAGTTTATGTTTAATAGTATCATATAGAATATAATTTGTCAAGTCTTTATATTTATTCATTATTCCAATGAATTATATAGGTAACGTATCCACTTTATAATGTACACAAATCATGATAACCTAGTTCGCGAAGAGTGTTATTCCACTCTTCCTCTTTTCTCATAAAGGAAAGTTTTTCGTTTCGGTTTCTGCTATACTCACGAAGTTTCTCTTTGTTATTCTCGCGATATTTCTTTGCAGCTGCAAGAACTTTCTCTTTGTTATTCTCACGCCATTTCTTTGCAGATTCAAGAACTTTCTCTGGATACCTCTCACGGTATCTAATATTAGAAGCGCGCTTTTTCTCTGCTTTAGTCATAACAACTTCTTCATTTCTCATTACCATGTCCAATCCCGATTACGCCGGCCGGAGCGCCAAGGCTTCTTCTTTAAAGCGTTAATGTTACGAGTTAGTTTGTTCTTCTTATCAATGGTATTAGTGGAGGCCTGCAAACTCTCAGCGAAGTGGATAATGGCCATCTTGACTTCCCTATGCCGTTTGTGGTAGTTCTTTCCACCGACAATACGAAACTCAATCCATCCAGTACCCTTTTTGATATTCAATTTTGACATGTTGATCGAATCGTACTTGTACTTATTATTCATCTTGTTCTTGAGTTTGGTAAACACCCTATCCTGAGAATCATTTTTTCTCAGGGTCAGGCCCTTCTTCATAGGTTCAACAAACTCGTTTTGAGTGCGCTTGAATGCCCTTAACCACTTCTGTTCATCCACAAGTAGAACTAGTTTTGCCTCATCAATCTTCTTGGTTTCACTTTTTCGGGAGAATCCCAGATTGATATGAAGACCACATGACGCATTTGTTTGAGCGTTCATGAGTTCCATCAAAGTGAACAATTTGTCTATCGCCTTCAAGCCCTTTTTCAAAGACCAAACAGGCGTGACAATCTCCACATCTGAATTGTCCCTATTGGTTGTAACAGAAGGATCATCTGTTACAATGAATTTGTCCCGAGTCCTGAAACTGTTGCGGTCAACAATTTCGGGGAAGATCGCCTTCACTGCACCTCTGATTGTAGAACTAGGGGCATCTACACCCATCTCTAGTTCATAACCAACTTCGATCATTACAAAACCTTTTCTCTCACTTATACCCTATGCTACCATATGGGATAGGGTTTGTCAACTAAAATCGCCCGGGGCCCAGAACGCTCGTTCTGGAGTCCAAGAAAAATTTCTATCATCGAGCCATCGCCATTCACCCGTTTTCAACGACTGAATAGGAGGCAGACGGCGAGGGTGTGACATTTTTATCACACCTGGCGGCAAGTCTAAGACTTCCCACTGGTCGCCGTGTTCATGGACACGGTTTTTCCCGTGTCTGGTGATACCTTTAAGGGTAATAATCATTATGTCTTATTCTAACACATGGGACAGGGTTTGTCAAATCAGCCCCCCTGTTAAGTCATTGAAATTAAAGACAGAATCGAGGTTTTTTTTCTACTTTTTTTGTGGTTAAGCCATTGATAATAAACAAAACTTTTTTTATGTCTAAGTCATTGATTCTAAACGATTTTGAAAAAAAAGTTCAAAAATCTTTTAAGTCATTGATATATAAAGATATTGTCTGTGAGGAAGTCATAGACCTCAGAAAATGGGCCTGCGGAAATCATAATTATCGCATCTCTATCAAGGGCATTCAATTCTTCTAAAGTCTCAGCACAACAGATGTCCACATAGCATTCATCCGATTGTATGTGAGAAGTGATATATCTTTTGATATAGTCTATTGATTCAATCTTAGACCAAGTAGATACTTCCTGTAAGGTTTGATATATGGAGACAGCCCTCTGACGGTCAGACTGCGTTAATAGTTTATTACGAGAACTACAAGCAAGACCATCAGAATCCCTTATGATAGGAGCTATGACTACCTTTATGGGAAGACCTAACTGTTTGATAAGAGATTTTAACCCAAAATTTTGATATGCGTCCTTTTGCCCGACCACAGTTATATCTGGCATTATAACATTAAATACTGGAAAATATGTTGAAAGAACATACGTCAATCTGGGAGAGATAGTCGCATCAAATGTATCACGATTTCTCCAGAAAGCATATGCTTTCTCACACATTTCTATGGGAATACTCAAATCATCTATATATAATTGATCCCCTACTCCACCAATATAAAAAAATACATCTACCCCATTTGATTTTGCTAATTCAATATCTCTTGAAAGTCCATTTGACATCTTTCTATATTGCAATAAACTTTTCGTATATTCTTCAGCGGATTGTTCTTTATAATCTACACTGTGACCAGCACTTAGTACCACTACATCAGCATTTTCTTTGGCAATCTTTACCAAGGACATATGACCATCATGTAATTCTGCATCTGTATCTATAGATGCTATAGTTTTACCTTCACGTTTTAATCGTTGACAATAATCTTTTGTCACTTGAATTGATTCTATAAATTTCATTTCTTAATTACTTTGATATTTTAGTATTGGTAATTTCTCAATAGTTACATAACCAGGCGGCGCCTGTAGAATATGAGGTATTCTGTTTATCGTTTGAGCTGATGTTACCACAGGCGATCCTAATCCATCCACTTTTACGTTAAGGTTTGGTTCGCCCCTTATTTCCCACGCTTTAAACTCTTCCCCCACAATTAACTTATATTGACCAACCATTCTTATACCTTCTTTAGTCGTAATATCCAACTTTGTACCACTCGCATCTATAGTTTCTTCTACATCTATAATATTCAGATTTAAAGCTGAAGCTACATTATCCCAAAATGTTACATATATACTTGGACTTTTTGATAATGTAGCAAATGTTTCGGGCCCGAAATTAGTTGTATCAAAACAACTACGATAGATAATTTCATCTATTCGATGGCAAGCACCTGACATTAATACTCCTAGATGCACAATACCAAAATCTTGAGCACCAGTTCCAGTGATTGTGACACCATATTCTTTTGCTATATTATCTAATTCAACAGTTAGTTCGGGGTATAGTCTCCATGAAAATGAAGAACTTTCTCCTATAGTAGCTACATTCTTTCTTGCTTCTAAACACTGTTTGTAAATTGGAAACATTATAGGCAATTCACTTGCTACTGCAACAATAACGATATCTGCTGTCTTTGATAACACCTTTTCTGGGTCATCAGATATAGGTACATTCAAATAATCAATGCCGGACAATAAACCCAAATCTTTACCAATTTTAGGGCCGGGTCTATTGATTGCTCCTACAATATCAATACCCCTTTCTTTTAATAATCTTGTAGCCAACATATTCATTTGGCCCACACCATATATTATAACTTTTGTTGTCATATCTTACCTCGGTTCTATTATAATGTTATCATAAAGTTCATCCACATCACCAAACCTTACATTAACAACAATCACAAATTTTCTATCAATTGAATTCAATTCTTCTAGGGTTTCTGCACAACAGATATCTATGCAATTTACTGTTCCATTATTTCTAGTTATACATTCATTAATGTACATTTTGATACGTTGTATTGAAGGATATGCAGGCCAAGCAGATACTTCCTGTAATGTTTCGTTAAGGGAAATAAGATTGTTATAATCATCTTTCGTTAAATCTCTATTATGAGAACTAAAAGCCACACCATTAGAATCTCTAACGATAGGAGCTATAATTACCTTTATGGGAAGACTTGATTGTTTGATAAGATATTTAAGGACAACAATTTGATGTACATCCTTTTGACCTAATATAGATACATCAGGCAGTATAATATTATACAATTCTTTAGCACCCAACATAAATTTCATATTTACAGGGGGAAAATAAGGTCTATCTATTATCAACTGATCAATTACAGGAATAGAAACATTTAAAGGAGGAATATCTAAATATAAATCATTCATCGGAGGAAGAAAAAGTACATCTACATTATTTAACTTACATATTTCAATTTCTTTTTCTTTAAAATCTTGTTCATATACTTTTAATTGTGCTTCATATTTTTCAATGGAAGAGTCAAAATAATCAACTGTGTGACAAATGCTCAATACTACTGCGTCAACATTTTCTTTAGCAACCTTTACCAAGGACATATGGCCATCATGTAAATCTCCTTCAGTATCTATTAATCCAATAGTCTTTCCTATTTGTTTTACTTGTCGAGAATATTCTCGCATTTCTTTAATTGACTCAATAATTTTCATCTAGCATAACCAAGATGCTTTGGTTCTATTATAATGTTATCATAAAGTTCAATCACGTTACCAAATTGTGTAGAAACTAAAATTACTGCTTTTCTATCAATTGTCTTTAATTCTTCTAAGGTTTCTGCACAACAGATATCTATGTAATTTACTGTTCCGTCAGAAGCTTCTATGCGTTCATTAATATACATCTTAACACGTTGTATTGAGGGATATTCAGACCAAGTAGATACTTCCTGTAATGTTTTATAGACAGAAGAAACATTTATAAGTTCTTCTTTATTTAAAGCTGCGTTACGAGAACTTAAAGCTACACCATTAGAATCTCTAATGGTAGGAGCAATAATTAATTTAATTGAATAATTCAAATCATCTATAAGAGATTTAAGATAAGAAGTTAATTCATAAACATCTTTTTCTCCAATTACACTCACATCGGGCGACACAATATTAAATATTTTTAAATTCATGAGCAGGTATAGAGATATAATATCTCCATATCCATTAGCTAAATTTGGATTCCAAGCCCTCTTTTTGATAAATCTGTCAACAAGAAGACCAGATAAAGTTATTTTATTTGTCAAATTTGAATATACATCTAACATACTAGGTTGAAACAATATATCTACATCATATTTTTCACATGTAGCAAGATCATCTTTTAAAAACTCTGCATGATATTCTGCTATATGTTTTTCGTATCTCTCAGGATGATTTAAATAATAAAAATAATAAAAAGTATGAAAATTACTCATCACTACTACGTCAACATTTTCTTTGGCAACCTTTACCAAAGACATATGACCATCATGTAAATAAGATTCTGTAGCAACAGATGCTATAGTTTTACCGTCACGTTTAAGTTGTTGAGAATACTCTCGCATCTCGTCAATTGATTCAATAATTTTCATTTTTTTAATTCCACTTCTGCTTTATGTCCACAATGAGGACAAGTCATTTCTGGCCATTTTTTCCAAACAGCATCTGTAGTTGCCCAACTAGTTGCATAACTCCACCAATTCATGCACTTAACACAATTGAAATGAAGTATCAACTCTTTTGTATATGTGTGATTTATACCCACTTTGAAACATTATATAACAATTCTTGATGAATGTCAAGAACCTTTTGTTAACGTCTTTTCTTAGATAACTCCATTGCAATCCAATCCTTGGCTCGCGTATTCTGAACTTTTCTTTTAGCGAGTTTTTGTACACGTTTGAAAACTTGGGTAAAGATATCCTCTCCAGCATCATTGTTATCTATGATAATCATACCAGCGCCAAAGAAGTTATTAAATTTACCAAGATTTGCTTGTACATCTTTCCACGATTTAATTACTTTAGATTCTGGAACACTACGAGGACGTTCTGCATTTCGTTGAAGGGCAACATCAAGAGAGGTGTTCACAAATATCATATATGTGTCATATCCCAACTCTTGCAGTTGTCTTGCTTGCATTTGTATCTTATCAAAGTCTCTGCCTGTGCCATCTATGATAAGACCAAGACGCCCCTCAAGAAAATTTTCTTTTCTTTTTGCAGTAATTTCTTTTGCTCGCGCACGAACAATATCTCTAGGAGCTTCTTGTTCTGAGGGCATCTTGAGAGACAGACCAGCCTTTTTCAGAAGAGTTTCAAAAGCATCATCTGAATTAACTGATTTAAGTCCCATACCACCAGTGGTGCGTCTGGCAACGTATGATTTACCGCTGCCAGGCCCACCAGCTAAAAAGAACGCCTTAAATATATTAGGGTCGTAAACCCCCTCTTGCAACTCTCTGAATGTCTTCATTAGATATTCGTTCCTTCATCAACTCTCTTTTATATCCTGCTGTCTCTATAATGTATTTATCATTTTCTGATAGCGGTTCATATTTGCGATTCTGTTTTTGAAAAGTCATCTTCTTAATTCGGTTTTTGGTCCTAGCCATCCTAGCCATTTTTCTTTTCCTTTTCATTTGTGATTTATTGGATATATTATAAGAGGTGATATTATGATTCTCCTTTCGATTATGTATTATAATATTTGTAAGATTCCGCGACAGCAACTGAGTCAGCTGAAGGTTCAAAATTATCTGTTGGTGCTTCTAATCTTTCCTCTAAAGAATCTTTTACTAGATTCATATGCATTGTATGTTTTGCTGGTGATGAACTCGTATCAAAATCGTGTCTAAGTCTTTTGATTATAAATGGACCCTTATAAAATTTGTCAAATCTATCATTATCTACCCCTATAACAGCAGCTTTATATGGTAAATTAATTGTTACTTTATCTCCAGCATTTATTAATGTATTTCCATGAACTGATATGTTTATGTTAAGTGCATTTTCCAATTGTATCATTTGTGAGGTTCTTCTTTGAATCCATTTATGAGGATCGTATGCCATATAAGGAGATGTGTTGTTGGATGTTACATGTTGAGAATCAACACTTCCAGTAAGAGAAGTTGGCATCAGAAATGTTCTTGCAGGGAAATCAGATATCCTTGATCCATCTTCTTGTATATGTAATTCGCTTGCAAGGGGAAACTCTAATTTCCCTTCTGTAACACCACCAACAATATGTGATTCATTATTAAAATTATCATGATAATTATATATTTCAGTTCGATAACTTTTGTTAAGAATATCGTGAGTTATAAGTTTTGATGCATACATGCCTGTACGATAATTTATAAGACTGTCATTATTAGAAACTATTTGATAATCAAGAATAGTTCCTAAATCTCTTAATACATCAACCATACCATCTTTTGTTAAATTGGTGCCAGCAACTGATGTAGTATATTCTATAAGAGATGATTCATTATATAAACTTGCTAAAGTTCTAAAATTAAATCCTTTAAGATTTTCGTAAAATAAATATGTCGGTTCTCCTTTATAGATAGCCACAGCCTGTTTCATTCCTAAAACAATTATGTCTAATGGCCTCATATTTGGAGCAACAAATTTCTTTACGCCGGAACTTTCTTCTATAACTCTATTCTTTTTAGTACCCAAATAATCTACCAACATTCTATCAACAATATTTGACCAAGAATCAGTTAAACTTTGTGTAACTTTGATTCTCTGATTTTTAACTAATTCTTGACTAACAAAACTTAATACAAATCCTTGAACACCAGCAGGCGAAATTTCTTGTCTTTTGGATATAGAATGTACGAGAAATACATTTTCAGAAAAATCTATGACTGCACTTTCATTGATGAAAGTTGGAGTTGCAATTTTAAGATGTAAATATTCTTGACCTAAAAGTGGACCATAAGATGCCAAATTCACAGAATCCATTATTGCAACAGTACCAGAGATTGTCATTGAAAATATGTTTTCAAAAATAGTTATTCCCATTACCATTGTTGAAAGATCAACTTCTAATCCTGTGGTGGTGATAAGTCTTAATTCTTCTATTATAAAATCACCAGGCCCAGTTAAACCTTCAGCCATTATAAAATGCTCGCTTTCATTAATTTTTGATATTCAGCAACAAAATCTCCAAGATATGCTGGATTAAGTAATTTAATTTTTCTTTTTATATCTTGTAATTTTTCCTCATATTCAAAATTAGTAACAGCTGTTGCATCAGAATGATCAGTGTTATCTAAACCAATATCAATCTTTATAGTAGTATCGCCAGATGTTTGTGATATTTCATAATGATGTGTTGCATCAACTTCTGTTTGCCCGCCATATTTTTCTAAAACATATGCTATAAATTGAGGATAACTCATAGGCCATTGATGATATCTATCGGTAATATCGTTTAACAAAAGAATAACCCAATGATATTCTGGGTCATCATACAATATATCAGCAACCATCTCAGGAGTTTCCCCTTCTTTAACATCATATATATCATAAAATACTGTATTGGTTTTAACTTTTGCTCGAACTGCAACTCGTTTTAACAAATTAGTTACAAGTTTAAAATTATAATTTCCAACGGAGTCATATGGAATAACAGGAAAATTTGCAAAATACATGATTAATATCCTGCTTCAATATGTTTCTTAGTAATGATATTCAACTCACTAAAATTTAAAGATATTTGGGTTGTTTGTGGCACACCGCCTGGGTATGTTTTAAATCTATCAGCACCGTATGTTACATTCATTCCCCTAAGAACGCAAGTTGATATTTTATTAATATGGTTGTTTTCTTTTCCTTTATACATATATGTTATATCAAAAAAACTAGGAATATCCATTTCTCTTACGCCGTCAGCACCAGCGCCGAGGCCGGCAACATCGACGCCAGCTATATTACCTGTTGAATAATCAGCAGCCATCGCATGTTTAAATCTAGTAACAATACCTTCAATATGATCAGCTTCCTGAGAACTTTTTGGTATAAATGTAAAGTCATAAGTAAAGTCTCTCCGGGCGACACCTTCAAACATTAATTCCATTCTTGGAGTAATAATTTTACCTCTAGCAATTGATATAAGTGCGGCCGCTCCTGGAGCTACACCTTCTAGTGCTTTTATTCCCGCTACTTTCAATCCTTGACCAGCGCCTTCAATACCCGCCGTGGCGCCAGAAATAAGTTGATCCATAATGCCGCCTTTAGTTTCCATAAATTTTTTAATTGCAGCGGCACCTGTTTCTGCCCGCAGACCAATTTCTTGCTCGCCATATTTTGTTTGATAACTAACTTTAACAGATGCAGGCATATAGATTGAAATGAAACCTTTCAAATCAGTTGTCGCCTTTCTGGACATTTGAATGGAATTATTTAATCCAACTGTTGTATTACCAATCTTTATGTCTGATTGATCAACGCCTTCTACTCCATTCGCAGCAACACGCCTGGCCACCTCTTTCTCCTGATCGGCCGCAGACAGGGCAGAGACACCTCCTCGGCCGCCAGTGGCGACATCCTTTTCAATCTGTGCTAAGGTTTTCGCTTCTCTTGGTTTCCATGCTTTTAATTTTGCTTTATTTTGTTCTTTAATCGTGAAAATAATATAATGACCTTCTTGTGGATTACCATCTACATTCAAGGGAAAAGACAAACTTTCTGTTACATATTTGGTATTAACAGTATTCGCGGAAGTAATGCCCAATGCGCCGCCGCTGCCGAGGAATTGCTTGGCGGTTGCGCCAAGTTGAGCTCGATTTCCTTTCATCTTAACAAATTGTAGTGGTCTTGCGTGATGTGCCATTGTTATTTCACCAAAGTAATTGTTTCTGTTGTAAACATATATAAATATCCTTGTAGAAACTATTTATAACTCATGTCTTATTCGGGTCGATACATACCAAAAAAACCAAACAAATATCGGGGTGATTCACGACGAATCATTTACCGTTCTCTTTGGGAACGTAAATTTATGGTGTATTGTGACACTAATAACTCCATAATTGAATGGGGAAGTGAAGAAGTCATTATACCCTATTTATCTCCTTGGGATGGTAGAGTTCATAGATATTTTCCAGATTTTTATATCAAGACAAAACAACATGATGGAACAATCAAGAAGTTTATTATAGAAGTTAAGCCCAAAAATCAATGCATTCCACCATCTTCAGAACCAAAGAAAAAAACTAGACGATGGTTTAATGAAGTCAAAACATGGGGTATTAATAAGGCTAAATGGAAATATGCAACAGAATGGTGTAATAATAATGATATGGAATTTAAAATTTTAACAGAGGAACATCTTAACATTCGGTATAAATAATAATGATATGGCAATAAGTAAATTCATACAAGCGGTTAAAGATGAAGCGAGAGGAAGACCTCGTTCTACTGCTTGGTATAAAGAAAAAATTAGAGAATTTGGTAAACCTAGTGCTCTAAATTTAATTCGAGATGGTAAAAGGAATAATAAACCATTTTATGGTAAATTGAATATGTTTTTCTATGATCCTAAATTTAAAAAAACTCTTCCATACTATGATGTATTTCCTCTTGTGCTTCCGTTAGAAACTTATTCAGATGGATTTCTTGGAATCAATCTTCACTATCTTCCAATTCCATTACGAATTAGACTTCTTGATAAATTAGTAGATTATTCTAACAACACTAAATTTGATGAATCTACAAAATTAATGGTTGATTATAAAAAATTAAAAAGAATTACTTTAATTAAACCAACCATACATAAATATTTAGCTGGACAAACTAAATCTCAATTTCGTAGAATTGATGCAGATGAATTTACAATTGCAACTTTACTTCCTGTGCAAAGATTTAAAAAAGCTACTGAGAGCGCGGTTTGGAAAGAATCTAGGAGTATGATTTAATGTCACCATCCTTCGCACAATTTACGTCAGACCGTGCCGTTCATAAATTCAACGAATTTTTATCAACAATAAACACCAATGAAGGTTATGCAACAAAAAACCGATTTGAAGTATTAGTTTTGCCTCCGACGGCAATGGCATTTGAAGTTCAAAGCAAAGATATTTCTCTGAGATGTATAGATGTAACACTTCCTGGGCGTAACTTAGCTACTTTAACTGACTCAAATATTTATGGACCTACTAGAGAAATTGTTAATGGTGTAGTTTATGCAGAAGGTATATCTCTAACTTTTATTGCAAGTGCTGGTTTGAGGGAAAGAGTATTTTTTGAAGAGTGGCAACAATTAGCATTTAATGACTCAACTTGGGATTTAGGATATTATGATGATTATGTAGGGGAAATTCATATATTCATATTAAATAAACAAAATGAAAGAAAATTTGGAATTAAACTTATAGAAGCATTTCCTAAAACAATTGGAGGGACAGAGTTAGCTATGGAAACTCAAAATGCAATTATAACTCTTCCAATAACTTTTGCTTTTCATTATTGGGAAACTTTAGATATAACCAGAATCCCAGATCGTGCAACTATTAGCAACGATCTTGGTGGTACGAGAACATTTAAGATTAATGGTGTACCAGTTACAAAAGAAGAACACGCCGCCGCCCTTGCACGAGGCGGAAGGCTTGATTAACGCAGTTCGGTGAAACCAAACTAACTCGCAATGCAGCGAAAATATATTAAATTCATGAATAAAGGATGAAAAATTATGGCACTACCTAAACTTAATACTTTAACTTACGAATTGGAGTTACCCTCTAATGGTGAAACAATAAAATATAGGCCCTTTCTTGTAAAGGAACAAAAACTGCTAATGATTGCTCAAGAATCAGAAGAGGATAAACAAATTCAAAGTGCATTTGCTCAAATTATAACCGACTGTACTTTTGGGGAACTTGATCCTTATGTTATGCCTATGTTTGATCTTGAATATGTTTTTTTACAATTAAGAAGTAGATCGGTTGGAGAAAAAGTTAAACTCAAGTTAATATGTCCTGATGATAATGAAACAGAAGTAGAAGTTGAAATTGATTTAAAAGATGTTGATGTTCAAATGACTGAAGATCATACTAATATTGTTAAACTAACAAAAAGTATTTCTATGACTATGAAATATCCAAGTTTATCTGATATGGAAGGATTTGATCCACAAGGAAAAATTCTTTCTCTCTTTGAAATGGTTAAAAGATGTATTCTCGAAATTCGTGATGGTAAAACAATTCATAATAAAGTGGATATTTCAGATAAAGAATTGGATAAATTTATTGATAGCATGTCAACTGAAAATTTTAAAGAATTAAGTAATTTTTTTGAAACTATGCCGAAATTGAGACATATATTTAAAGTAACAAACCCAAAAACAAAAAAGAAAAGTGAAATTCCAGTTGAGGGACTTCAAAGTTTTTTCGACTAGCCCTTTCTCATGACACATTAATGAATTATTATCAAGTTAATTTTGGAATGATGCAACATCATAATTATAGTTTAAGTGAATTAGAAGAAATGCTTCCTTGGGAAAGGGAAATATATGTTGGAATGTTAATGAATTTTTTAGAGGAAGAAAAAAGAAAGAGAGAAGAAGCAGAAAGACGACACAGGTAAAATATGTCTGATAACGATAAAGTAACAATAGTAGAAGTAGACAGAAGTACAGTTAATCCTGTAGAACAAAGTTGGTATAATAAGGTATCAGCTTCAACTGTCGATAAGTGGCGTATTATTCCAAGACTACTTATGGTGTTATATGGCATGGCTTTTTATAAATGTATGGAATGGTTTATGAATTTACCAGACCCATCGATGGCTCAGGCAGGGTTTGTTTCTACTGTCGTGGGTGCTGGTGCTGCGTGGTTTGGTTTATATGTTGGTTCAGGCAACAAAAATAAGAAAGATTAAAAAATGGCATCCTTAGAAGAAACCACAGAAAAGTTAGCAAAAGCCGCAGCTAAGAAAGAAGCGGCCGCAACTAAGAAAGAAGCTGCCGCAACTAAGAAAGAAGCTGCCGCAACTAAGAAAGAAGCGGCCGCAACTAAGAAAGACCGCCTCGCCGACGACGTTGAAGGCGAACGCCGTGTCGAACAGGGTGCCGAAACCATTGAGCAACTCCGTGGTATTAACGAACAGACCGCTGAAAAAATAACTCAAGATTCTGACGCGACTGGGGCGGCCGCGGCTGAAGAAAAAAGAGAAGCGGGACAGTCAGATCAGGAGCGGAATAGTTATTTAAAACAAATTGCAGGCGCAATGGGTGGCGGCGCTCCTGGCGATGGCGGGGGCGCAGAAGCAAAGAAAAAGAAAGGTTTGTTTGCTGGAATAGCGGGCGCTATAGGAGGACTTGGTGGCCCTGTTGGTGCTGGTATCGGCGCATTTATGAAAGGTATAGGTAAGCTCGGCGGATCAGCCGTTGGATTTGTAAAGGCCATGACATTTCTTGCTGCTGGAATTGCCGCGTTTGCCGTGATCATCGGCGGCGCAACTTGGATTATTTCAAAAATGATGCCATCCATCGCAGCAGGCCTAAAAGAATTTGATGGTGTAGATGGTAAAAACTTAATACAAGTTGGCCTGGGTATTGGCGCCCTTGGGGTTGGATTTGCTGCAATGGGTGGCGGCACTGCTCTTCTAGGTATAGGTGGTTTAATTGGTGGTATTGCAGACGGGATAGGAGGCCTATTTGGAATACAATCTGGCAAACAGCGACTTATTGATGATTTAATAGCGTTTGGTGAGGTAGAACTTAATCTTAAAAATATAAAGAATAACTCTAAAGCTATGGCAGCTTATGGTGTAGCAATGACTGCCGGTGCTGCCGGTGATGCGTTGAACGCTATAGGTGGTCTTGTATCAGCAGTTTTTACTGGTCTTACAGACCTTATAGGTGGTGTACCACTATTAGATAAACTTATGGCTTTCGGTGAAGTAAAAGTTAATAAAGGAAATGTAATCAATAATGCTGAAGCGATGGAACACTATATGATCGCTATGGTACGCGGCGCTGGTGCTCAGGCGGCAATGGCGGCCGGGTCCGTACTTAATTTTGTCACCACCGCTGTTGATGGTCTTACAAAACTTATAGGTGGACAAGGTTTTCTAGATTCGACATTAACCGGACTGAAAAAAATGTCCGAGGCATCTGGTAGTATTAATAAAGATAACGTAGAAAATGTTGCCGAGGCGATGAGTTCATACACAAAAGCAATGGTATTAGGTGCTGCGGCAGCTGGTGGTAGGGCATTAGGTGGCGTATTTAATTTTGTAGGAGCAGCAGTAGATGGTCTTACAAGACTTATAGGTGGGGAAGGTGTTTTAGATACTCAATTAGCAGGTTTGAGGAAAATGTCCGAGGCATCTGGTAATATTAATGCAGAGAATGTAGCGAATGTAGCTACCGCAATGGGAAGTTATGCTAAAGCCATGGCATTAGGTTCTGTTGGTGAAGGTGGAAAAGCTATCGGTGCCATTGCTAATTTTGTCGGAACCGCTGTTGATGGTCTTACAAGTTTTATATTTGGTGGCGAAAAGAAATCTTCTATAGATGTTATGTTAGAGGGTCTAAGAAAATTATCAGACACAAAAGGTATTGATGCTGCCAACGTAGAAAATAACGCAACGGCAATGGCAAGTTATGCTAAAGCTATGGCATTAGGCGCTGGTGCTGAAGGTGCAAGTGCCCTAGGAAAGGTAGCTGGTTTTGTTGGTGGTATAGTTAGCAGTATTAGTTCATTCTTTGGTATTGAACAGAAAGACCCAATTACGGAGTTAAAGAGATTTGCTGCAATAGAAATTACAGCAGAAGAAGTAACTCAGATAGAAATAAATACTAAAGCGATGGAATCTTACGCAAACGCAATGCTTGCCGTCGGCAAGGTTGAGGGTATTTCAGCTTGGGGTGAATTTGATAAGTTATTTGGTGGTCTTGTAAAGAATATTAGTGGTTGGTTAGGTATTGATACTGAACCTGGCCCAATGGAAAAATTACAGGCCTTTGCTGCAATTATTATCACACCAAAAGAAGTAGATCAAATAAATGCAAATGCTTCAGCTCTAGAAGCTTACGCAAGCGCAATGCAGACGGCGGACTTAGGTAAGGAGACAGTGTGGAGCGCGCTTGGTGATTTAGCTACTGGCCTTATAGGTAGTATTGGTGGTTGGTTAGGTGCCACACCAAAAGAAAATCCAATAACTAAATTAAAGGAATTTGCTGCAATCAGTGTCACAGAAGCAGAAGTAACTCAAATAAATTATAATGCTACAGCTCTAGAAGCTTACTCAAAAGCAATGACATCGATGAGTAAAGTTGAAGATAACATGTGGGATGCTCTTGGTGATTTAGCTACTGGCATTGTAGATAATATTGGTGGTTGGTTAGGTGTTACAGAAAAGCCTGGTCCATTAACTAAATTAAAGGAATTTGCTGCAATCAAGGTTACAGCAGCAGAAGTAACTCAGATACAATCAAATGCATCAGCTCTAGAAGTTTACGCGGCAGCAATGAAGACGGCGAAAGCAGCTGCTCCGGGAAAAGACCTATGGGATTCTCTTGGGGGTTTAATTACTGGCGTTGTAGATAATATTGGTAAGTGGTTAGGTGTCACACCAAAAGAAGGTCCATTAACTAAATTAAAGGAATTTGCTGCAATCGAAGTTACAGCAGAAGAAGTACTTCAGATAAATGTAAATGCTGCAGCTCTAAAAGCTTACACAACAGCAATGACGTTAGCGGAAACAAATGCTCCGAAAAAAGACCTATGGGATTCTCTTGGGGGTTTGATTACTGGCGTTGTAGATAATATTGGTAAGTGGTTAGGTGTAACAGAAGCGCCTGGCCCAATGGACAAATTAAAGGAATTTGCTGCAAAAATTGTCACACCGCAAGAACTAGCACAAATAAGAATAAATGCAAACGCATTATCTATTTACACGGCAGCAATGAAGGGCGCAGCTGAGGGTGGGCCCACCAAATCAGTATGGGATTCGATTGGTGGTTTGGTTTCTGGCATTATAGGAAGTGTTGGAGACTTGATTGGGCTCGGCGATGATAGTCCAATGACGAAATTAAAGGAATTTGCTTCTACAGGTCTGACTGATGCAGAATTGGATCAAATATCGAGAAATTCAAATGCTTTTAAAATTTATTCACAAGCGATGTCCGTCATTGGTGAAGCTGGTGAAGCTTTTGAAGATAGTGACGTACCAGATTTAACAAAATTTGCTAAACAACTGGAGGCCTCTTTTCCTTCTCTTAATAAGGCTATGAAACAGTTTGGTGATAAATCCCTGTTTGACAAATATGAACAATCAGGGAAAAATCTTAAAGCTATTTTTAGTGCGTTCAAAGATATAGAAGGTATGGGAAGTGAAGACTTTATGGGATCGAGTAATATTAAAGATTTTGCCAACGATTTAGTAAAATCCCTTCCCAAACTAGAGATAGCAATTGAAGGTAAGGACGATCAAAAAGGCCTTGCTGACCCAACTATAAGATGGAAAGAAGCAGCAGAAAATATAAGTCTTTTATTGAATTCTATAGGTGGCGTCAGGACTATTGGAGATCAAATTACGTCAACGGCAGTAAACAAAGCTGCTCAAGCTGCAGCGAACCAAGGCGAAGCGCCCGGGAACACCGCAATCGACGCTCGCGCAATGTCAACGTCGAGCTCGACTAGTTTTACATTTACTGATACATCGCTGGTGAACTCGGGCATGCCCGGGCATCTGAGTAGCAACCAAAATTAAATAATAAACCCTCTCCAATTTCTCAGAGAGGGTTTACATGGACTAATTATTAATTAGTCATCATTAGCAAGTTTTTGGAAGTAATCCATTGTATCTTCATCCTCATCAGAAGAAGATTGAGCATTACCAGCAGTAACAGTAATAGAAGGATTACCAGCAGTAACACTAATAGTAGGAGCAGGCTCCTCTTTAGTATCTACAAAAGTAGCTGTTGCAACAGGTTCATCTTCCATAAAAGTTACTGCACTTCCTACTGTAGTTGTTCCAGCAAGAACCATGCTAAGACGAGTCTTTAATTCATCATATGACTTAAAATTTGTCGGCGCATTAAACTCTTTTAGAGAATATTGTTTCTTCCAAACCTTTTCAATAAGCTCATCTTCATCAAACAGGGCAGATGGGCCCTCAAACTCTGACTTATCATAATTCCAGTAACCATCTACTTTACGAATCTTCAATTTGAAGTTCGCACCCGCCCAAAAATCAAAAGGATTAACAGCAACCTCATCATCAAATGCAGGCTGCATTGCTTCCATAATCTTATCAAAGATTTTCTTACCATACCGAAAGAGAAAAACTTTACCTTCCTTCTCAGGATGTTTGGAATCACTCACGACGTAAATATTAGAATAATACTGCAACTTACGTTTTTGACGACGAGCAATTTCTTTATCAGATTCTAAACCAGAATTCCAATAAGAAGTATTCATTTCTGATACAGGGTCTTTTTGACCGATAGTGGTAAGAGAGTTCTCAATATACCACTGACCAGTAGGCCCTTGAAACGCATGATTCCAAAGCTTTGCCCAGGGCATATCTTCACCATCAACTGCTGGCAAAAAACGAATGACTGCATATCCATTGCCCGTCTTATCGAGCTCTGGTTTCCACAGACGTTCATCCACATAAGACTTTTTCTCTTGGGATTGATTTTCGGACTCTACTACACCAAGTAGTTTATCCAAAGAATTTTGTTTCTTTAATTGTGCTAACGACATTATATTTCTCCTTGTGTTAATGTATATTATCGTATGTTATAGTGTCAGTATATACAGATTTATACAATTTGTCAAGTACCTTCTTGAACAAATTGTATTCTATATAGGTTCTTGTCCGCCTGACGAAAATTGACAAGACCATTCCATGAAAGACCAATCCGTTTTTCCTCAAGTTGATTTGGCGTATGCCCATGATATAATTGAGATTGAAAAACTAACATAGAATCTTGTGTGCAGGGAAAAGACAACTTTGAAGAAGTGTTTGGGTTTCCCTGCTGATAATGTTCAGTGAGTGAGATAAACGGTTCCATCTCATGTTTAACTTTATAAAAAGTAAGAGGTGGATGTTTTTCCTCTGATTTTAAATAATATGTTCCACTGATAATTGAATTAGAATGATTGTGAACTTTTTGTTCACCGCCCTTACCGTTGATATTAATCCAACTTTCTGAAAAGAAAAATTCTTCATAATCCATACAAAGTTCATTGTCAAGATACTCTTTAGCTTGAATTTCAATCCAGTTTTTTAAATCTTTTAATGATGGGTCAAGCAATATATTATTGAATTTTTCTGTTCTAAGTTTTGTTGAACCTTTGTATTGTTCATATACAAATTTTGATAAATCCATAGTTTCATAAAATGATGTTGAACTTACATATTGTTTTACGATTCCAGCAGGAAAAATTGGTACACCGCTCATACTATTTCCAATTCCTTACACAATTCACTTTTTGTTATATGCGTCACACTATCTTCTTCAAACTCTAGAGTAGAATCAACCAGATAATATTGAGTATCGCCATCTTCAACTCTAAACATCGTTCTCATTTGATTATACCAATTGTCAGGACTAAACCCTTTTGTGTCTGTTGGCAGATAATTTTTAGTACCTTTATATATGTTATTTAATGGAGCATCGTATGAACTAAGATCAAATCCTAATACATATACATCTTGTGTATTCTGACTTGCAAGATATAACGCTGTATTTCCTGCTGACCAGCCGGCCGGATAATCAATAGGAATTACATTATCCTCTTCACACACATATGTAATCCAGATTCCGACATCCTTTTCCATTTTTAATTTCAAATCTTTCATATCAAGATGCGGATTCATCTGAAGAGCAATATCAATTTTTTCTTGAAGTGTTGTAGGGTCTTTACCTGATATTACACACTGATTCGTAACTCTCTTACTTTTGTGAATAAATTCTTCTGGAATATTATATCCCATTAACATCATATCTGCAGCTTCAGAAGGAACAACAGACCAATTTGCAAAATGACAATTATTAACATCTGCAAACTCTGGATTATATAAACAATAATCAGAGTCATATATTTCTTGTTGCATACCATAATCTACAGCAACTAAATTATGAACATAACCATCATCACGATAGATTGCATTACATCCCCAAGTCATAACATCATTTGCCATAATTTGATTTGGTTTAAACCATGTTCTGGATTCACCATTGCCAATAACAAGAGCTCTCATGTTCTCAAAGCTTTCCAACTTACAGGGAATAATTCTTCTGCAAGTTCATCAATTTGATTTGCAATAAATTGGGTTTCAAGTTGTGCATCTGGTTTGCATCGCAAATTACATACGCGAGAAAATGCATACAAAGTTCCACTCCAATACCATTCTGTCATCATAGCCTGCGGTAATACCATACGAGCTTGTTCTGGACAAACACCTCGACGTAGTAAATATTCATATGTCCATTTTGCTCTTCGCAAAGTAGATTGATATTCATCTATCAATCTACCGCGAGGATTTATGTTTATGGATTCGTCAGAAGAACCTTGTTTTTTATTCTCAGCAGAACCACGCCATGTATCAGGAATATAAAATTCTGGTTCATTGTCAACATACCTACGACTAACTTCGTTCCAAGATAATCCTACCTGATGTTTTACAAGTTGACGAGCAACAAAAACAGGAGCCCGAACATGAAACTGCATACTGCAATGAGCAAAAGGACTCCAATGGTCGTGTTTTGCCAAGTACCTGATGAGTTTTTCATCTTGTTCTTCCTTAAATTCTTCGTGTTTAGTTGCAAATGAAACTCGAGCTGCATTTACCACCGACAAATCACTTCCCATGTGATCTATCAATTTTACTTTCATATTAATCCTATTTCAAGCTGTGCAGTTTCAGACATACTTTCTTGTGTCCACGGAGGATCAAAAGTAACATCTACTTCACACCCAACAATACCTTCAACATTTAATACAGCATCTCTTACCCATATGGGCAACTCTTCAGCGACAGGACACCACGCACTAGTCAGTGTCATAAGAATCTTGCAAGTTTTCCCCGTTGATTTTTTCAAAGGATTCCAAGTTGGAAATGCATCTTCAAATGATATATCATATATTAATCCCAACTCATAAATGTCCACAGGCATTTCTGGGTCATATACTGTTTTGAGTTGTTCTATAACTTTATTTTTTAACATATTATTTGGTGCCGAAGGGAAGATTCAAACTCCCGACCTGTTGATTACAAATCAACTGTTCTATCAACTGAACTACTTCGGCCATTATGTTTATTTATATTATATTTTCGATTTTGTGGACGATAACCTTTTGGCCACATTGGTTGCCGAGTTGCGAGTTTTTTAACTCTATCAGTCAATTCTGAATTAGACTTTTCTAACTCAGCGCAATCATACTCAAGTTCTTTGACTCGAGCTTGTAGTTCTAAATTTTCCATTTTAGAAAATCCTTCTTCTCTTTGTTGTGTATTGTCCATTAAATGGACTCCTTTATCAAGTTCAATAATTGTATTATATACATATTTTTATCAATTGTCAAGTACCTTCTTCAAATTTACTATTAAATTCATGTGGATAGGGTTTAGCGCCAGATAGTTTTTTGATGTGGTCAATCATCGCCATCATTCCTACTTGACGGCGAGAGGTAAGACCTACTCCCAATCCCAAATTATGCACTGCCTGATGTTTTATCTCTTTTATTTCTTTCTGAGTATGACCACTCATAGCTTCTGTAATAATAGTTACTAACCCCTTGACAATAGCCGCATTACTGTCTCCCGAATAATAATAACGATTGTCTTCTTTATTTTGAAGTATCCAAACTTTAGCAAGACATCCAGACATTTCATTTTTTATTATTCTTTCGGATTCGTTAAATTCGGCCGCGTTTCTACCAATTTCAATTAAATATTGAAATTGTGCCATTTCTCCATCCAGATCAAGTAGAGCTGTTAAATTTTCTGCATAATCATTTAGTGCTATTATCATGTTCCTTAATCCATTTCTCCAACTCTTTAACGGAGAAATATAATCCTGCTGGCCATGTCATTGGCTTCATCTTTCTTACTGTTAAATCTGTTTGCCACGCATTCATTTTATCGTATAAAAATTGTGATAAACTCTCCTCATAATTATTGTTCATCTTTTAGGCACCATGAATGGGTAAATTTTTGAAAATATTTCTATACGTTCAAGAATTTCCGATATTTCCATATTTTTTAATGTAGAATATCCTCCAGACAGGAATAATTTACCATTATAATAAATTTGTGGAACGGTTTTATGTCCTTCGGATTTCATAAAATATAAAGCAGAAGAATCATCATCAATATTGATTTCTTCATACTCTATGTTGTTATCTATAAGATAATTCTTAGCCATGTTACAATATCCACACCAATGTTTTGTATATATTATTAACATTATACTCTACTTTTCTAAAATCTTCTCATGAATTATCATCTTTACTGTTTAAGAAGTTCCTTTTGCCAAAAATATTGTCCCAACCTTTACGGTAAGCTGATGTACGGATACTAGAAAAATATCCGTAATGTACATCCTTTGAAGAAATCGTCTGTTTTTGTGATTTCCCCTCGTTGGATTTGTCTGATTTTTTTATTTTCATTATCCTACAGCACCTTCCATTGAAACCTCTAACAATTTATTTGCTTCGACTGCAAATTCCATTGGTAGTTTTAAGAATACATCCTTACAAAATCCAGTTACAATAAGATTAATAGCATCTCGTTCACTTATACCTCGTTGGTTGCAATAAAATAACTGATCTTCGCTTACTTTTGTTGTTGTCGCTTCATGTTCCACAGTCGCTGTATTATTTTTACACTCTATGTAAGGAATAGTATGAGCACCACACTTATCTCCTAACAACAATGAATCACATTGGGTATAATTTTTTGCATTATTAGCTCCTTTACCAATTTTTATCAATCCTCTATAAGTATTATTACCATGTCCTGCCGACACACCTTTGGAAATAACAGTCGATTTAGTTTTCTTTCCTAAATGATACATTTTAGTACCCGTGTCTGCTTGTTGATAATTACCAGTAAATGCTACAGAATAAAATTCTCCCACGCTTTCATCTCCTTGCAATATACAAGATGGATATTTCCAAGTAATAGCACTTCCTGTTTCAACTTGTGTCCAAGTAATTTTACTTCGATATCCCGCACATTTACCTCGTTTAGTGACAAAATTGTAAATACCGCCCTTACCTTCTTTATTGCCAGGATACCAATTTTGAACAGTAGAATATTTTATTTCAGCATTATCCAAGGCAACTAATTCAACAACAGCAGCGTGAAGTTGATTCTCATCTCTCATGGGAGCAGTACAACCTTCCAAATAAGAGACATACGAACCTTCATCTGCAATTATTAATGTTCTCTCAAACTGTCCTGTATTTTCACTATTAATTCTGAAATAAGTACTTAATTCCATAGGACATTTTGTATTTTTAGGTATGTAAGCAAAACTACCGTCACTAAAAACAGCACTGTTTAAAGCTGCAAAATAATTATCTCTTTGAGGAACTACGCTACCAAGATACTTCTTCACTAATTCTGGATATTTAGTCACCGCATCGCTAAAGCTGCAAAACAGGATGCCCATTTCTTCTAACTTTGCAGCGAATGTAGTGCCTACGCTGACGCTATCAAATACTGCATCTACGGCCACATTCAATAGCTTCTCTCGTTCTCGTAAAGGAACTCCTAATTTTTCAAAATCATCTAAAATTTCTTGTGGTACTTCATCAATATTATTGTATTTCTTTTTGGGGCGAGAAAAATAAATAATATCCTGATAGTTTATTTCTGGATATGTTATTTTAGGCCAATGTTTAGGTTCTTCCATAACGAGCCATTGTTGATAAGCTTTCAGTCGCCAATCTAACAACCAACTAGGTTCATTCTTTTCTTCACTTATTTTTATGATAACTTCTTCACTTAGACCCGCTTCAAATTGTTCTGTTTCAACATCTGTCGTGAAACCATATTTATAGGACTTCTTCTGTTGCCTCTATTGTCTTAATGTTTATCATAATTACTAAAGCCTTCTCATAGCCATTTTTTCAGCAATATAACCAGTGGGTTCATCATTACTCTTAGAGATATTCAAACATTCCTCTAATCTATCTCTAATCATATCAATGAAATTAGCAATATGGAAATCGGTAGACACTTTACTATTTTCTTTATAAAGTAATATCACACCACCAGCATTAACCAGATAATCAGGACAATATAGAAGGTTTTCGTCATGTAGAAGTTGATCACAATACTCATTCTCTAATTGATTATTAGCACTGCCACAAATAATTTTTGTTGATTTAATCAGTTTCTTGATTGTTGTTGGATTAAGAATCCCACCCAATGCACAAGGAGAAAATATTTCACACTCAACATCAAAAATTTCATTTGATTTAACAACATTAATATTTGGAAATTTGTTTTTTGCTTTATCTATAAGTTCTGGATTAAGATCAGTCACAATAACATTAACGCCTTTATAGTGTAGCATTTCCATAAGAGCGAAACCAACATTGCCCAGACCTTGAATAGCAACTGTTGACTTGGTTAAAACATTTCTTGGATTTAAAAGTTTTATGGGCCAAAATTTAAAACGAGCAGCAGTTTCCATTGCTTGAATCACGCCATATGCTGTCGCCGGGCCAGGATCAAGAAAATGAGATGGTATGTTCCGAAATGGAACATAATTTGTATTCTTATGCATCTCAGCAATATCTTCAGGTGTAACTCCAACATCTTCCCCTGTAATATACGTTCCACCTAGATAATCAATTACCTTTCCAAACATCTGAAATATCTCAGACGTAAGGCATCCTGTAGGTGGTCTTCTGTATTCTTATAAGACCATGCACGACACCCACCAACCGCTGGACCCAACTTTGTATTATGAACAGCTATAATACAATCTAATCCAGATAAATCATCAACTCCATGAACCACTCTTTCATATCCATGTATGTTAATCTCTTTTATTTCCATCTGAGTTTTCCTATTTTATGCGTGAGAGCGCATATTGACATTTATGCGTGATCACGCATAAAATATTACTTTAATAATTCAACTAACTCATCCGTTTTATACATTTCACAAACTATGTCGCAACCACCAACGAACTCACCCTTTATATACAATTGTGGAATTGTAGGCCAATCGCTGTACCGTTTAATTTCATCACGGATCAACGGTTCGTCTAACACATTAACGGTTTTAAATTTAACGTCAATATCGGTTAATATTTGTATAACTGCTGCTGAGAAACCACATTGCGGAAAAGAAGGAGTGCCCTTCATAAATAACACTACTTGGTGATTATTTATTTCTTGTTTAATTTGTTCTGTTGGTGTCATTTACCTTGACCTCTATATCTTTTCCAATTTCGTTTCTTACTTTTATTCTTTGGCGAACTTCTTACACTGTTTCCAATAGAAGTACGTTTCTTAACACGACCTATCTTAATCGCATCACCAGCACCCATTCCTACTCTCGCTACCATATTCTATCTCCCTATATTATTTATTATCGTTCATATTTAATAAGATTATCTTCAAACTCATGTAACCGTTTCCATATACTACGAAGTTCAGTTATTGTAGTCCAGTTATGGAGAAATAAAGCAAATCCCCCATGTACTTTTTGAAAAGCATTAGATACTTGTACAACTACTCCTAATAATACAACACCAGTAAATAAACTTGGCCCTACTATTAAATATGGTACAATAACCATAAATTGATCATATCCGACCATCCATATATCAAAATATCCATAATGCATATACAATCTATGATAATTAAATCTTATTCCAATAAAAAGACTCCATAAGGTTTCTGGTTGTGCGTAGTTATCTTTATCATCTTCACCTAGTACCAAATCTTTTCTAAATGCAGCTTCAATTTTTTGATTATTATATTCAAGGCCAGGAAGTTTGTATCCAACAAACCATGAAATAATTATACCTCCAATAGAAACAGTCAATGCTGTCCATACCAACGATCCTGATATATCACTAAAGAAGGGAATAGTAACTGATTCACTTAAATTCCATAATACTGGAATAAAAGCAATTAACGTCATTAGTGCTCGTACAACCTGTAATCCTAAAGTCTCAACAATTCTAGCAAATCTATTACAATCTTCTTGTATACGTTGACTAGCTCCTTCTATCTCTTCTTTGACATTACGCCAACGAGGGATATAATTAAATGTAATTGCTTGACGCCAACGTAATCCATATATGCGTGTGAACCATCCTGTAACTACTGCCAATAATACATATGGAAATGCTAATACAGTAAATGATGGATCACCTTCAAAATTGTTAATTACATAAGATAAACTAACTAACTTATCATAAAATAATGTAACACCTTCAGTTGGATTATCTTTATAATCTCCTGCTCTTTGTAATAGATTATAGAAACCTCCATACCAAGAATTAATAGCAACTGTTAATTGAACTTGCAACCATAAAGATGAACAGAGTAAAGCACCTCCGCCCCAAGCCCATAGAGCCCATTGCTTACTTCTGTAAAAGGCCTTTATCATTAGACTCTTCTATTAAGTTTAGTAATTGAATTCTATACTTATTCTTATCAATTGTTAAAAATCTTTTATAATCATTCATTATTTTTTTGAGATCAAGCCAAATAATATCATCCTTCAGTTTTTGATTCCACTTTTTGGTAAATTTAACAAGTTCATCCAAAACAATTAATGTCTCTAGAGATAACCTTCCCCCCAAAAATTCTTTCATTAATTTTGGATGTTCAGATTTCTTGACTTCAAATAAAGGATTAAACTCTTTTACAAAAGGTCTGATTTCTTCACTGAATATGCCATAGAAACTATAACGTCTTATTTTCCAATTTTCATAGTTCTCATCATTAAAGCTAGATATATAACCGTTACGATCTTTGATGAAATTAGAAATAAAATAATCTCTAATTTCATCATACTTTTTATATTTTCTAGAAAGTTTTACAAAGAAAAATCTGTCTTTGCGTTTATAGAACGAGTCTCTGGATACACGACTCTTGCCTTTATATGTAATAAAGTCATACTCGGTATTACCAAAATGTGCTTTCATAGCGCAATACATTAAATAAATATCAATTGGTTCCATTCTATAAAATAATAAATTTAGATGTGGGCACGGGAAATAAATCTATCAGCTTCACTTATTTTATCTTTATATATCCTCTGTAATTCACCATAAGACAACACCTTCAACATATACATCTGATCCCACGTTGGAAGATATCTTCCAAATAATTTATGACACGCCTCAATCAACTCCTCCATAAGAAGTTGATCGTAGTGTGAGAGGCCTCTTGCATATTTTATACGTTCAAAATAATACGGTTTAAATTCCTTACTCATTTAAATTTACCTTTTTATATCGGCAATTGTGCTTGTTTTGGTAGAAAATTTAAATCTCTTGCATTTGCTTCAATTTTTTCTTTAAGTCCCTTTGAAATAAGAGGACTAACGGTATCAGGTTCAAGACCTTCTTTATTGCAATACCATAAAACTGCTTCCATATGTGTAATTTGTTTTTCTTTTGCAATAATTTCAATTGCCGCAGTAAAACTTTTAGATGTTTTTAGTGTCATGTATATCCTACTTAAAATATGGATTCTTATCATAGGGAACACTCATTTCTCCCCCAACAAGCCCACATGTTATACTATCTGGAAAGGATAACATAAATAACCATCTTCCAGTATTTTGATTTAAAAATAATTCTAAAAGATTTTCATTTTGATCTAATCCCCACCAAACTTTAACTGTTTGTAATCTTTCTTTTAAATCTTGACGTACAAAATCACTTTCAGCACATGTCATATTCTTCTGATATAGACGAGGAAAAATATTTGGTTCTTGTCCTATAATTCCATCCTTCACTTGTGCATTTGTATTAGATGCAAAAGTAAAAACTATTCCTAAACAAATAATTAAAAATCTAACTATATTTTTTCCCATTAAATTATACTCCCATTTTCTTTTATATATATTGTGGGGTTAACCATAGACCCCACACGGATGTATTTCGGCATCACCCTAGATGTCACTAGGCTAAAGTGAATAATCTGTCTATCGTAAAATAGGCCTCCAACTTCAGCATCAACTCTTCCTTTCTGTATAACCAAGGGCTTCCCAAGGCTTAACTCAATACTCGCCTTAGTGCGTTAGTATTAAGTGGTAGGTATTCTGTTGCCAGGAACCTACCGAACCCCGACAGACTATGCAGCTAGTGCATAATCCTCAAATGCCTCATTATCGTTGGCACTTATTATTTTGACCGATAAGGTGGTCAATCCACAGTTCTCCACGTTCCTATACATTGTCAGTCGATCCTAGTTCGCCCCCATCAAGAGTACACCTTGAAATATTACTTTCGTCAGTTACTCACCCGATGTACTCATGGTGGAGGCGACGGGTACTGCCCCCGTGTCCTGTACAATTTTCAGTTCGTATCATCAAACTGTAACTATATTTATACCATATTAAACCAGTTTTGTCAAGTGTTTATTTTGTTCTTTCCATTCTGTAACGGAATCTTTTAATGCTTCCAAATAATCAAATTTTTTCTTCACAAACTCTTGTACTGTACCATCTTCTGTCACTACCAGAATTACTATTTGTGAAACATCAATTCCAGTTAACTCAGTAAACATCTCTGCATATGCAGAACCTTGAATATAATAATTTTCGTTCCAAGCATCATCCCGTTCTCTGGTTGATGTCTTAAAATCTATAACAGACAATACATTATCATATTCTGCGATACAATCAGCTCTGCCTGCTACCTTATATTTGTCACTATATAATCCACACTCTTGGGCATAGATATTATCAATGTTACATAATACTTTATTTTTTAATTGAGTGAATAAGCACCAAGGCAGAAAATCTTTTTCATGTTTTTTCCATTTATCAGGATAATCTAGAGATACATTATTTAAATAATCCTCACACATATGATGAACTTTGGTGCCTCTAGCTGCAGCTTTACCAGCAACATAATTGGCAACATCATTTCCCACACGTTTACGCCATTCCACCAATCCTTTCTTATTACGAATTGATAAAACGGTTGTAATAGAAGGATATTCATTTCCTTCTGGTGTCACATAAAAACGATTTTTATTGATTGTTTTAGTTTTTAGTTTCGGTATTAGTGACGGAACTGTTTTCTGGTGTTTGTATGTCATCTTCACTTTCTTTCATTTCAAAATTTACATCAATTGAATAAATTGAATATTCTGGGGGAACTTTACCCCAACCTACTGTTCTATCCCATTCTCTTTGGGTATATTTATTGGTATACTTATTAAACATTTCTCATCCTTTCAACAAGCCGATTTGCTCTATTTGTTACTTGGCGATACCAAATGCTATCAACCATTTCATCAGCTGCATCATTCCAATCTCTTCTACTTACACCACTTTTCATTCCTTTAAATTTGCTTAATCTTGTACGTCCCATATTGAACATCATGTTAGCAATTATTCTTTGAACTTCTTCTGGTAAATTATGAAAGTCGTAATAAAGAACTTTACAATCCTCTACAACTGTTTCTACATCAGACTCGAAAGCTTCTATAACTCTATTTTCTGATATTTCTGTTCCTAAACTTTGGCCATGTTCTGGATCATCCTTAGTGATAAGATGACCGATACCAAAAGTAGCATATCCAAGAGGATCATTATATATTTTATATTCACATCCCTCATCTCGTTTCAATTCTTCTCTCAATTTTTCTAAGTTCACTATTCTATTCCTATACCTAATTTCATTTTATTAATAAGATAACTACGAACAAAACCAGACCTTACAATATCACCAATAGTAAATTCTAAACAATGAAATTCTTCCATTTCCTCTAGAATTCTAAGAAAATCATGTAAACCATTTTTCTCATTCTGTTTGATCAAATCCGTTTGATCAAAATCACCACAAAATATTATTTTAGAATCTTGTCCTACTCTTGTTATAATCGTATCTAATTCATGAAAGTTCATATTCTGACATTCATCTACTATAATGATTGCATTATCGAATGTCAATCCTCTTAGAAAAGAAGTTGATAAAAAGTATAGTGTGCCTTGTCCTTTTAATCTGTCATATAAATTGTTAAACGATTGTTCATTAGGTTGTTCAAATATAAATTGAACCATATTTTGATACGGAACCTGATATAATGCAGCTTTATCTTCTTCATCGCCGGGCAAAAATCCAATTTCTCTTGTAGGAATTAAAGAACGAACCAAAATAATTTTTTCATAAGAAGTTTTTAAATTCATTACATCTTTCAATGCAAGATAAAGAGATATAAAAGTTTTCCCTGTCCCAGCTGCACCAAACAAAAATTGGTTTTTTCCTTTTTTCCAAGAATCAAAAACCAACTTTTGATTATCAGTAATTGGTTTAACTGTAACTAAATTATTATAATTAACTTCTTTATTCTTTTTGCTGCTAGCCATATTAAGTCCTAATTAACAAAGACGGGAAGAAAGAGGGGGGCCCGAAGAATACCCCCCTCTCCCCCAATGCATCGGCGGAGGGACTTCCCAGCTTCCATCAACGCAGTGCGTCGGTGCTGAAGTTCGATTTCTCGCCTGCATCATCTTTATTTATACCACTTTATGTTTTCTTAATACTTCTCTTGTTTTTATTTCTTTGGTTGTTTTGGTGTGAGTTCCATATCTGTCTGCCAGTGGAGAGCCAGGGTTTGAGTTTGCTATTTGTTCCATCCGTTCATTAAACCCACCATCTATTTTAGGGCCCACGCCCATGATATGATCGCCAGCTAATGCAACTGCTACTGGAACTTGTATAATATGAGAATTATTTTTTAGATATTCTTCTCTGTTATCCATAGACATAAATTCATCATATTCTTGTTTAGTTTTTTTATTATAGAAAGTATAAGTTGGCATCAAAATCTCATTTCAAGTTGTTGAGGATCGCCTCCCAAAATTATAACTTTATAAGATAAATTATAAACCATTTCAGAAAGTTCTTTTTGTCTTTTCATCAAGTTTTGCATACATTCTTGCATCTCAAAAATTTCTTTTTTCATAATATCAGTAACATTCATTATATTATTCCCTGCTTCACGATTCTCACGACGGGGCCCGATTCCATAGAATTTTATTCCCTGTTTCATTATTACTTTTCTCTAATATATAGTAAGTTTGATAAACTAATATAGAAGATGTTAATCTAATGCCTCTTTCACTTTCTCTACAAGATTCTCATAAGTTGCATAAGAACCCCCTGTCCATTCACCATCTTTAAACTCACGAATTTCTATATTTCCTGCCGGTTTGCTTTGACCGTCAATAGCTAATTCGTTTTCTTCCATTAACGATATTTCAACATGTTTCATCTATTATCACCATCACCTTTAATTTTATTATTCTTCATTCGCCGTTGCAGTTTATCAACATTCCACTGTGCAACTTGTTCTAGAGATATACCAAGATCATCAGCAAGAGCAGAGATATACCAAAGTACATCACCTAGTTCCATGACGATACTGCTCGTGACATTATTCAGACGGTCATCACCACGAACAATCTTCTTTACTTTCTCTGCGACTTCACCAGCCTCTCCACACAAACCAAGTGCTGGATATATTACCTTGTATTCCTCTGGATATATCGCTGTTGAATGTGCAATTTTTTGGTATTCGTTAAAGTTCATGATGGGAAGCCCCCAAAAATACTAACATGACGGAGAAAATCTTTTCCGGCAACATATTGGCGCTTATCAGGTTTTTCTTTTTTGATAGGTTTGCTTCTCAGTTCGCAACCTACTTCATCAT